GAGCGACCGAATCCGCCTTGGACGATGGAGCCTTCCCGTCACCAAGGAACAACTCGACCGCCGAATTGACCTGGCGAACACGGATAATTGTGCCTATAACTACACGGCCCGTCACTAACATGAACTAGAATACTATCCACTGTATTTTTTTGTTATCGCACCTGCGTACTCGTAAAAATCCTCGCCGCATTCCTCGTCTCAAATCCCTCACGGCCATCACGGCGCTCAATGAACTCCACAAACGCATAGGGGACCTCCTTCGTCTCTCCATTCGGGAATTGGAAGGGAATCTTGTCGGCCACCGTGCTGGCTTGACGCAGTTTTCCATCCACGCTTTGTTCAATCGGCTGGTCAGGATTGTTCAGACGCAGATGACCGTCGCGTTGGATGAGTTGGATGATGTCGTCGAGGTTTGGGACCTGAATCGCAACGTGATTGATGTCATCCTTGTGAAGAAGGGTCCAGGCCACATAGTCGTTCTGTTTCTGAATCCGCTGGTAATCCTCATAGGATTTGATTTGTTGGAACATCGGTTCTTCATACTGACTGAGGAAGACACGGAAACTGGGGCTTTTCAGCCAAATCGCATGTACGTGTAAATGCGGAAAGTGATAGAGGTCCTTCTGTTGCTCGAATCGCAGGGAGGCGTAATAGGAGAGAATGGGCGTATAGCCGAAACTGCGATGGGCGACGTGGTCAAACACGAGAGGTGTCGTGGGGAAGAAACGCCGCTTGACATAATGAAAGGAAGGCGTATGCTGGTAATATTTCGTGAATTTCTCGAGGAGGTTCATCGTGTGGGCGTTGAGGGGGAGACGCGGAGGGAGTTTAGGTGGGGCGTGATTGGGCACAACAAATTTGATAGCCAATCTCGCCTTGAGGAGCAGGGCGGAATCGATACGAACATGATGGAACGCTGTCTCTCTCTTATCGCGTGTAGTTGTATGAACGAATTGGATGCGCGCCTGACCATCATGGTGTGCCTGATTGCGACGTTTTCACAATCCCTCATTGGCGCCATGTTTCTTCCCTTTCCCTATTTGATTCTCTCTTGTATCGGTATCTTCTTCAGCCTCTTCTTCGTCTTCTCAAGCAGACAAATGTATACAAGTATGCCCAGCCATTTGCTACTCTTCTTCCTCTTTCAACAAGTTGTCTCCCTATGGTCCATATATTACTGGTATGATATATCGTATGACGTCCTATATATCATATTACATTCGTGGTTCCTCTTCACGAGTTCCGTCGGCTCGCTGGTGAGTTATCGTCTGACCGAGTTGATTCGTCCCTATTCGCAGGCCGTGGACGTTCCCCTTGTATAGAACGAGGGGGGCGGAAGACAATATATAAAGATGGCTTGAACGCAACTACGTGCGTATTTTTTTGCTCGCTCCGAGATAGGAATGCGCCCATGAAGACGTCGAAACTCAAAATGATACTCGTGGGGAACTCGCAATGCGGAAAATCATCGCTGCTACAGCAGTTTGTTCATCATCGGTTCGAGCCCACCAAGGATATGACCATCGGTGTGGACCTGTCTTTTAAAACGGTCAAGCTGCTGGACAAACATGTGAAATTACAAATATGGGATACTGCGGGACAGGAGGTGTTTCATAGTATTACACGAGTCTATTACCGAGGGGCTCATGTCATATTATTAGTATACGATGTCACCAATGAACATAGTTTCCAACACGTGCGGTCGTGGCTGGATAGGATTCAGAGTGCGTGGAGGGACGATTATTCGCCTGCGGTCATGTTGGTGGGGAACAAATCGGATTTGTCACGGGACCGCGTGATTTCACGGGAGGTGGGAGAGGCGTTCGCTCGTCGGCACGGTATGATGTTTGTCGAGACCTCGGCGAAGTTGGGAGAGAACGTGGAGGACGCGTTTTTGTTACCTGTGCTATCGTTTCTGAAGGAACACGCGGAGATGCTAAAGGAAATGGAGGAGACCGCGTTCCTGGAAACCGATGCGGGCGGGGAGAATCAGACGTCTGGGTGCTGTTGGTAAGGCGCGAAGCGCCGACTATCGCCTTTTCGGCGCCTCTTCGGCCACTTTGTGGCCTTTTGCCTTTTCGCGGCTTTTCGGCCACTTCTTCGGCCACTTCTTCGGCCACTTCGTGGCCTTTTGCCTTTTCGCCGCTTCGCGGCTTTTCGGCCACTTTGTGGCCTTAAACCACGCACTTCGACGCAAAGAAGAACGTAGCCCAGTCGAACTTGCTGCCAAACTCGCTCTTCTGTCTCACGGCATAGTGAATCACACCTGCGAGAATCAGGACACCCAGGGCAATGGAGAGCACACCCCGTACCTTGTTCCAGCGTTCAACGGTAGCGGTATTCTCCGCACATGGTTTTTTCTGTATATATTCCAATTGAACGCGAATGCTCTGGTCCACGATAAGTAGAAGAAGGACGGGCAGACTGAACTGCCATTTGCTCTTAATCATCAGAATGAATACGAAATAGACGAAGAAGGTCTTGGCCCACGTATGGGTCACAGGCGTTTTGTTCTTCTGGTCGATGACCGTAAAGAGGAAGAAGAAGGCAACGAGGCCCACCAGATGGCGAAAGGCGTGGCTGTCTCTCATCCAGCGCTGCATGTCGCAGGAGACCATCGAACTTAGGAAGCCGAAAAGCAGCCAGAGATAAAGCGCGGAGAGTGCCTCCTTGCTGTCAAATGTATCTTCCAACATCTGTTGTGAATTCCTAAAAAAATGTGGATGCGTCATCTAAAGAATGATTGTGAGGGTTAGGAAGAGTCATGTTTCTTTCTACCGCGGATTTGTCTCCCATGCCACGGGACAAGATGCGTCAACTTCGGGCAAAACAGGAGGAATTGCGTCGTCAGGAAGAGGAGGCACGGCGACGGGCCCATGTGACAAGTGTGGCGCGCGAGGTGTATCAACGCGCCGTTACCATGGCGGGTCTAACGGACAAGACGTATTATACCTATTCCCTTCCGTCCGCGGGGGTGGATCTCGCGGAGGATATCATGCGGGAGCTACGTGGGCTATTCCCTGATTGCGACGTATCGTGCGTGGAGGACACCGTGGTCAGAGAGGGTGTTCGTATCATCGTGGACTGGGCGTAGTATTAAAGACTGTCGTATATTATATTTCTATCTCGTAGATAATGGGTATAAATATAATACCAAATACATTTGTAGCAAAAACAACATTTGGCTCCTTTCAGGTAAAAATAACAGACCGTGATTACATTACGATTGGTTCTCCATATCATTGTGTTCAGATTTCGTACAATCATAAGACAAATATAGCAAACTTAGATTGGCTCAATACGGCGCAAGGTGGATGCGAAATAACTGGAAAAACCATTCGTAAACATGATACCGTTGCCATGGCCGATTTGGGATTTACTATTCTACGACAACTATATCCATCCGTAGATCCAATCATACATTTACGCGATTCCTCTAAATTTAATTGTCGATTGCCAGACGACACAAAAGTGTCAGTATCATCTATGATATATCATTTGCTTCTATACGGTGAGACGTATTATCAGGCTCGGTTTCATGCTCGATTATTACATACGGAATCGGAACCTGCCTATCATGCCTTTGTAGAAGCCCGAAAAGATCCCAACTATTTTGATAAAAAATATGATTTTCGTAACAATGATCTAAATACAGCATTCAAACCATTAGTCAAGGATTCAACCAATTGGGATGATTTCTTTAAACAGTTGAAGAGTAACTATGAAGATAATACATGTGCGCTTATGTATCCATGGTATCATAATGTATATAGCACATTGGCCAAAGTTCCTATCCATACGGATTGGGTCATTGATATGAATACCAGGCAAATGATTAACTATACTATTACGAGTCGTAATAATTCTACAAACTATACAAGAAAATCATATGAATATAACCCATATGTATTCGGTGGCGGAGGTTATTTTCCATCATTACTATCCTATCGTTCCATCTTATGTAGCACAGTTCATAAGGGTAAAACGATAAAGGGAAAGAAAAATTTGAAATCGCATCAGAACACAGAATAGATACGTATCCGATGATGACCAGTACCAACATTTACATTCTCCGCCTCGAGGGCGGAAAGTTCTACGTGGGTTCCTCGAAGAATCCGATGAAGCGCTACGACGAACACGTGCGCGGGGAGGGCGGCGCCTGGACGCGATGCCATCGACCCCTCGGTGTGGAGCGCATTGTGTCCCAGGCGAACCCGTTGGATGTGGACCGCTATATCAAGGAATACATGGCGGAGCACGGCGTGGATGCCGTGCGAGGTGGGTCCTATAGCCAAGAAGAATTAAGCAAAGAACAGCGAGAATCGCTCGAACAGGGGCTTGGCCAGTCGTCCCGTCAACGACGCATTGTACATACAATGTCCGATTCAGAGGACGTATGGACCTGTGACAAGTGTGACAAGGAGTTTTCCGATGAAGGGGTATGCCGAGTTCATGAAGACCACTGTCGTGGGACCTACATGGTCATTTCCTCGGTGGACCCATTACGAGATCAGTGCTATTGCTGTGGCAAGGATGACCATGTCGCACGGGACTGTACTGGACGTATGTAAGCGTTTAAACAACCAATAGTATAATATAATAAATGAATATATTATATTATGGGAATTGTCAGCTATATGCCATATTAAAAACACTGAATTTGCCTAGTAAATTTAACACAACCCTCGTAGAATGTTGGAAAGAAGACATCGACCAACAATATTTTACGGATCTCATTGTAACATCTAATATTATTATAACACAGCCTATCAATGATAATTATAGAAAGGTTGATTACTTATCAACGAATTATATTAAGAAACATAAACGCCCTGATTGCAAGCTAATCCTATTTGATAGTTGTTACTTTGATTTTTATTATTTTGATGTAACATATACCCATTTTAATAATAATATTTTACATAAACCAATTGATTATCATTATCATGGAATGATGAAATGTTACAAAAATAATGATTCTATTGAACATTATATTCATCATTATGTAAACAACCTTGAGTTAAAAACAAGTGAAGAATTAGAAACATTGGCAGAAAATAGTTTACGTGAATTACATAACCGATTTATAGATGCAACCAAAAAATATAAAGATGATATGGTATATATTATTTCAACGCATGATTATATAAAATCAAACTACAAAGATAAGTTATTATTTTATTCAATGAACCATCCGTCAAAATACGTCATACAATTTATATGCGAATCTATTATTGATATCTTACAAATAGAGAATACTATGAATTACGAGCTAGATCTATTAGAAAACCCAAAATGTATCTTATATCAATGTATTTCAAAGTGTGTTAATTTTGATATCCATGCGCATAAACCACTAACTGTAAACAGCACAGATATTTATAAAATCACTGAATTATATTATAATACATATCATGACATTGACTTTAAATAAATAGTGACTACATGGTCAAATATGGGCAATACATTCTCACGATCCCTATTTTTATGGGAATCGACAGAATGACGGTTGAAGTTAGATATAATCACAGGCGACGGCATCATATCCGTGATTGGCATTTGCCTGGATTCGAAACGGCTTCCCGCAACCATTCAGCAGCCCCTGCGCGGCAGCGGCGTCGCATTCGGATTTGGGGGCGTGCGGAGGGAGTTGCCGTCCCGTTCGTTTGTAGATGCCGTGACGGAAGATGGCGCAGTTGATTTCGAGAATTTCAACGGTGCCTTGGCAGTGCGGACAGGTGACGAGGAGGGTCATCTCTTTTTGGTGTGCCTTCTTTTTGTGTGGCGTTTGTTTCGCTTGCCACCTGCCGCTGGCGCAGCTTGAACAAGATCATACCTCCTTCCTCTCTTCCTTCGCTTCCGCTCCCGTTGTACCAGGGCCTTCCAGTCTGCCTGTAGTTTGTCATAGACCTTGTACATGACATCTAACAGTTCGCCCTGGCGCTTGTATTTGTGAATCGCAATTGCCTTTCCTGCTTGTCTGTAAAACCCATTGATCACCTCGCGCATCAGATTATCACGGGACATTCTCCATTGATTGTACTCGGGATATGCCTCTTCTACTGCCCGATTGTCCTCCAGATTCAAGTCGCCGAACGGATATTCGTCGATGTATCGGTTTGATATGTCTCCTTGGTTGAGTAGTTCATTCGCCTTGTCGATCCATTCCTTGTCGGTGTTCGTCATCACGGGCTTTACATCGTTGTTGTTATTGTTGTAGTTGAACTGCGCGTTGCGCTCATTTGGTTCTACGTTGTTGTTATTGTTTCTGGACAGCATCTCTATTCATAGTTATTATTATTGTTTATTATTGCTCTTATTGTTATTCTTCCGCTCTGGCTTGTACCACGTGGTTTTTTTAATATTCTTCTGTGTAAATGGATTCTTCTTGCTCTCTTTCAGAACACGAATACTGGTCTCGTTTTGATAATAGCGACCATACTGCTCTTCGTCATTCAAAATCATAACGGGGCGTTTCATGTTGATGAGTTCCATCGTAATCTCATTTTCAGCATTCGCCTTTATTGGTAGAAACTCGTTGATACGGTTCGGAACCTCAAAGTTTGCATTTGTGATTCGCACTTCGTAGGGATCTGGTAATCTTCGCCGCTGGGCAATCAGTCTGACGAGTTGTCGCCACTTTTCTTGTATTTTCTCCTCTATCTGATTTTCTATAACTTCATTTGGATTCGCCCTCAATCGCTTCATGAGTTCTTCAAGGATTGGATTTTTTTCTTTCAAATATTCGAGATAAGTATCGTAGTACAGAGGATTTTCTTTCAATTCCCTGGGATCTAGGTCTATAAGGTATTGACGCCCCGTTTGATTGCCTATACGCTTAACAAAGGGGCTAAAATGTACCTGGGATTGATCAGGCAGTCCTAGAAAGTCCTCTAACATATCTTCCATACTTATCACTTCATAGGGAAATGATAATCCTCGCCGCTGGGCAATCCGTCTGACGATTTCTCGCCACTCTTGTTTGATTTTCTTCTCTATCTGATTTTCCATAACTTCATTTGGATTCGCCCTCAAGCGCTTCATGAGTTCACGAAGGATTGGATTATTTTCTTCCAAATATCTGCGGTAATTATTGTAGTACAGAGGATTTCCTATCAATTCCCTGGGACCTACCCTTATAATGCCTAGACGTATAACAAAGGGGTCAATATCTAACGAGGATTGGTCAGGCAGTCTTAGAAAGTCCGCTAACAGTTCTTGTGTACTTCTCTCTTCATATGGTACAAACACGATGCCATTGTTGTCGTTTGCACCGCCGCGCTTCTTATGGGACTTACGCTTGTTGCGAAGACTTTTACGTCTGCCATAGGCTGTCTTTCTCCGTAGAGAGCGATTCGTACGCATGGGTCTCTACGAAAATGTGTGATTTATTTGTGGCGTCATCTGACTCTTTTTAGGCGGTCACGATAGAAGAGCGATGACCGAAGGTCCAGAAGCCACCTTTCTCGCCGACATGATTTACCAGCATTTCCGAGGAAAACGATTGTTGCGGGTTCGGATTCTGGCAGGGCGATACAAGACCCACGGACCTGGGCGGGGATTTCTTGCCTTTCAACGTCTTCTCCCCTTGACACTCACCGATGTGTATAAGAAGGGGAAGGTGATTTTTCTGTTCTTTGAAGGCGGATGGTGCTTGATTGCGAAGATGGGCATGACTGGCTGGTTTTACCGTGGGGAGGAGGGGGAGGGGCGGCCCCTTCATCGCTCTTTACCCAACGTGGCCTTTGACTTTGAAGGCGGAGAGGAATTACTCTTTGCCGACTTCCGCAACTTCGGTACCTTGACGTTTACCAATGATGTGCTGGCCATTGTCGAGGAAATGGACCGCCTCGCACCCGATGTTCTGAATCCTTACACTACCTATGAGGATATTCGCTCTCGCGTGGGGGAGGCGAAGCCTACGCTTTCCGTGGAACAAGCACTCATGGACCAGACGCTATTGATGTCAGGCATCGGCAACATTCTCAAATCCGAGGTACTATACGAAGCAGGGGTGTCTCCACGCAGGAAAGTGAAAGACGTGGTGGAAGGGGAATGGCGGCGGATTGTTGCGGCGGCCAAGAAGGTATCGAAAAAGACACTGGCCGTGCTGGAGGGGAGGAAAGGAGAGAACCGCGAGGAATACACGGGCATTCGGCAGGTCTATGACCGTGAGAGGGATCCTGATGGTAACCGCGTCCTATCCTATCGTGCGTCCGATGGTCGCACCACGTTTTATGTCCCTTCCGTCCAAGCCTAGTCGCCTCTTCAAGGCTTCGAGGCTTTTTCGCCTAGTCGCCTAGTCGCCTCTTTGAGGCTTAGGCCATTTAAAATGGAACGGCGTCTATCTTGGTAGGATTCCCCCAACATTATCAAATGATTCTTTCCGTACCCTATCAAGCCCTTGAAATCTGTAATATTCACCTTAGCCCCTTTACGCCCGATAAATACGGGAAGCAATTGGCACGACTCGCCTACAAGGATGCGTCCATCGATCTCCACGACGTCTCCATTCTCTCTCCACCCCTGACCATTCTGGACTACAATCCCGAAAACTCCCGTCTTCGCTTGGATTTGTCTGAACACGGTACCTTTCAGAGCAAACTGTATTGTATGCAGGAGAATCTCATTAGCACCTTTGAAATTCACCAACAGAGCTTTCTTCACCTTGTGGGGGAACCTCATGAATCCATTCGCAGCCTCTTTCACTTTCTCCTGAACGAGACCATTCTCTGTATCTACGTCTATCCCACAGCAATTGTCAAGAAGAAGGATGGGACACAGTGTACGATGGCGGACTTGAAACCAGGTGACACGATTCGATGTGTCATACGGTTCCATGGTATTTCTCAAATTCAGACCAAGAGTGGCATGCGACTGCGTATGCAGCATTCCGTTCCCACCATCTGGCTGCTTACCTAGAAATGGCGGCGGTTGCGAGGGCGCCATAGGAGAGGCCCAGCGAAATGACGCTCACAATCACCACGAAATACATGGTCTTCGTAGGGTCCTGGATGAAGTACGAGAGCGCGGCGGCCATGAGGGTAATCGTGCCAATCAGGCTGACCACGAGGACGGTCTGGAACTGGCTCTGAACATGGACCCAGCTATCCGAACTTCCCAGGGCTCGTGAAAACAGGTAGAACGACCCACCACAGAGGACGGCGGCGACAACGCCAAAGAACTTCACGTCCCATGGTAATTTCTTCGAGGCCTCGGCGGCTTGAGCGGCGGCTTGAGAGGCGGCAGATGCGTTCGACATTCTACCAGGCGACGTCTTTTTATTTTCGAAGGAACGCTCCCTTGGACCGAGCCAACATGTTGCGAACGGCATTGGCGGGGAAGGTGGTCGGTGGAACACCGAATATCACCACGGTCAGAAGAAGTAGTAGGAAGAGAATCTGACCACCCACCATTAATATGAAATTGGACCGTGAAAAGTCATAGGGATTGGAGGCGGGTGTCGATATGGTTACGATGGGAGGGGGAGCGGTGGCGGAGTCCATGATGTCTACTGTGTAGGTTCTTTTATTCTTTGCTCCTCATAGGTTACCATGAGTAAGGGTAATAAGAAAGGCAAAGGCGCCGCCACTCGGCGAAAAAAGAAACTCGCACTGTCCGATTTCACCCGATGTAACCCTGCGGCCACTCGTAAATCGACCAACAAATGCTTGCCCTCGTCGGTCTATTCCAGCGTAGCGAAACGTCTAGGCGTTCGGAATGATGCGAAGAGCGTGGCAGAGGCGGTGGGTTGTGGTGCGGGCGAGGAACACTGCCTGTTAGACAAGGCTCCCATAGGGGAAGAAGAGAAGAAGGAACTCCGTAAACAGTATCTGCGTCCCCGTCGTCCCAAGGCGTGGAAGGGAGATCCCGACCAGTGGCTCGACAACTTCAACATCATGGCCGTCATGAAACAGTACGAGGAAGCGTATCCTTGGTTCCGTTTTTTGGGCGTCTTTCCCATTGATTTCTCGGCACCCGACCCCTACCAACATAACGGTGGAGCGCCTCGATGTCTGTATAAGGAGACATGTAACTTGAAACTGACAGAGGAATATGCCAAGGGTACGCGGGGCATCGGTATGGTCTTCAACCTGGACCCCCATTTCAAGAGCGGTAGCCACTGGGTTGCGTTGTACATCGACCTCCATGATATCAAGAAGCCTGGCGTGTGGTACAATGATTCCTATGGCTACAAGGTGCCTGCGCTCATCGCTCGACTCATGCGCAGTTTCAAACTCCAAATCAAGGGGTGCGAACTGGGATTCAACGCGCGGCGCTTCCAGTATGGCGATTCCGAATGCGGCATGTTCAGTTTGTATTTCCTCATCTGTATGATTTGCGGTATCCCCTTCAAGAGTTTCTGTAAGAGCTCGGTAGACGATGGATTTATGTTATCTCTGCGCAATATCCTTTTTGCGAATTAATGGACGACTATCCAACTTTTATTTCCTATGCGGTGTGAACCACAGGACATAAAAGATTTATACAGTACAGTTAGCAATGTCACGTCCGGGCCAACAACCACCACCTAATTCGGTACGAACCACCTTCTTCAGTGATAAAAATTATCAAACACTCCAGACGGTATTAGCACAGGATTTTGAACAACGCACGGGCGCACCGCTCGATGACCAGCAAAAGGGACGTTTGGCAAAGACCCTCGACCACTACCTCGGCCAGGTCTACCAGAAGCAGGGTGAGAGGCCACTGCCTGTGTTGAACAAGGAGGTGCTCTCGGCAACGGCAAAGGACTTCTCCCAATACATGCAACGCAAGGAACTCACCAAGAACACGGCGCCTGTCAAGACGGTCATGGACGAGAGTCTGTACAAGGATACGTCTTCACGCTTTGAACAGCTCACACAGGACCGTCGCGAAACGAAGGCACTCCCGCCTTCCATGCCCGATTTCCGCATCTCCCTGGACGAGGATGGACCGTCGGCGGCCGAAATGTACGAGCGTGCCAAGAAGCAGCGCGAAATGGAGGCGCTCCGCTCGACCCAACAGCAGAACGACATGATGCGCGCCGAGGCGGGTCTTCAGTCTCGTGTCTCCGCCGATTCCGCCTTCCGAAACCAACAAGAAGCCCAGAACCGTGGTACCGAAATGGTGTTGGCCCAACGTCATCAAGCCATGCAGCAGCGCCCTCAGAGTGCCATCATGGACACCTCGCTGGTGGTACTGCCCGACCGTCGTGACCTGCTCCTTGCCCCCATTGGCTCCTTTGATACCATGACCTCTTCGCCCCTGCCCCGTGAACTCGGACAAGCCAACGCGAATCCGACGATTGTGGCCCCTCTCGTGGCCTCGCCCACCAAGAATGACTTACCGCAGAACTACGTGGTCCGCGAAGACAGTGTGGTCAGTTATCGTGAGATTGAGAATAACCTCTTTGTGTACTCAGCGGACCGTGATTGGCTCCGTAACAACAAAGAGAATCGCTACAGTTTCACGGTGAACTTCGACCCCGCCGCGAACGGACAGAGCTTTGGACCCTCGCTGGCGGCCCAGCAGAAGTTCAAGAACATTGTGCGCATTGAGCTTGTCAAATGTATCATGGCAGGTGAAAGTCTGGATGTGACGGTGGACCTAGACCAGGATAAAAATTTTGTAACAGACTACCAGGATAATATCCTAAATTTCCCCTATGTTACCGTCCGTGTTGCCGAACTAGAAAATAACAACTATGGTACTGACAACTTCCTTGATCGCTCCTTTGGTGTACTCCAATACGATGCCCAGTGGCTGTCCGATCCCACTAGTCAATCCAAGTGTTCTCGTGGCTATCTGGCCATGATTCCGAAGTTTATGAAGTGCCAGAAGGAATTCTATCCTACACCACTCTCTACGCTTCAAAAAATGACCATTGACATTCGTCGGCCGAACGGTGAACTCGTGTCAACGTCTCCTGATACGTTTGATATTGGTGGCATTATCAGTTATGTCCCAACTGTGTTTGGCACTACTTTCCCCTTTAATGTAAATCCAAGTGGTTCTAACTACGCAGGTGTTACCGATACACTTGGACAAGAACCTTGCTATTTCTTCATCAATACAACGACCTATTTTAGCAAATTCGAGGTATGTAAGGGTGACCGCATCCAACTCAGCGGTTATACCTACACCGATGCCGCACTGAATGATCCAACGTATGGCAGTATTCTACGCGACTTCTCCAATTGGATCAACCGCCCCGAGGGTCACATCGTAGTCAATACTGCGTACAGCGATGCGCCAACAACTGTTTTGGATGGAACCAATAATGTAGGCTATGCGAATTTTATTATCATTCAGGCACGATACCAGGATCCGTCTACCGGTTCCACTGCGCTGAAACTGTTCAGTCAAAGCACTGATGTTGCGGACATCCTCAACAGTTTCGGCATTGCCTTCCAGTCCCCGTGCCGCCTCATCAATCTCAACAAGCAACTGAATCTGGTCTTCCGTATCATTACCCGTGAAATGGATTCGCTGCCACAGATTCGCCCTGATAACAACTACTAAATTGTTGGGGGTATCCAACGTATGGTATCGTACTCTGTATGTGATATAGAAATACGATAAAATACAGCCATTCCAATAGAATGTTTGCCCGTTTGGCCCAGGCCTATGAGGCATCCTCCGAATCCCCCGTGGTGGGATACACCAGTCTTGCTCCTCTCGTCCCTTCTCTTCCTTCTCCCGTTTCCCCCCTTGTTTCGCTTCCTCCCCTTTTTCCCACTGTTCCGTCCGTGACAACGACTCCTGCCACTTCTTCCGTCGACGAACTCCTTGCGATGAAAAACCCCCACGCTGCTAGCGGTAATGGAGCATTCGAGGCTCCACCCATTATGAACCCCGTCGGTAGCCACCTAGGGGCCGTGACACAAGGTGCCTCCCAAGCGGAAGCGGATTTGATACGCGGCGCCGACCCCAGTTACAAGAAATGGTTCTTCGACCAACAACGCGCCAAACAGGTGACCCTGCTCCAGAAGTGTAAAGACCTCAAGGGCTATGAACAACTCGACAGCGAGGCCTTTCAGGCGTCCGTCTCCCACGTCGATTCCAAGAGCCAGGGAGGGGTTCCCATCGGTGTCGTGGGGACGTTACTATCGGGAGAGCGGAATCGAGATGACGGGACTGCTCCCGAACAGGACTGTCCTGTGCGGGAAGGGGAGCAAGAGCAGGAGCGAGGGCGGGAGCGGGTGCAGACGAGGGTCACGGAAGGAAAACAACTCCCCGTCGAAGGAATTCGCCCCCAAATTCTACCCATCAGTTGCTCCGAAACGGGTACCACCTCACTGGCCTTGCGCACGGAGGGATTTAAAGACAAAAAGCCCGCCCTAAACGACGAATCGGTCAAAATCTACGACCACGTCGCACGACCTCCCATTCGTCTCGATACGACGCGTCAAGGCGGTCTTGCGGGCCAAATGGTCATGGAAGCCATGCCTCCTCCGCCTGCTCCTGGTACCTCCGTCGTTCGTGTGGTCATGCGCGACCCCTTGTTCCAAGAAGGTACCGTGAAGGATTTTGATTTCTGTTCGGATTTACCTGAGACAACGACGGGGCCGTTCAACGTGGAATGCCTTCAACGGATGTTTCGAAGTGTGGGTGGTCTACCTGCGGGTGCGGCCTATCCCCGCGAGGGAGATGCTCTGCGGTACCATACCATGCCCAGTCTCGGCGCCGTCAAACAATACATTCATCTTCTTGCGAAAAACACAAAGAGCGAGGACAAGCGCATTCGTGAGCAGGCGATTCTCGACCTCTTCGGTGTCTCCTCCGATTCCCTGGCGCGACGAGCACCCTTCGCCCAAGGCGTGGAAGTCTTCTGGTTTGTACCTGTTCCTGGCCAACCCAATCAAGTCGCGGGCCTCCTGAAACGAACGATTGAGACGGACTGGGTTCAGTTCGGTGGCAAGAAGGGCGTGGTGATTCCCTATGAAGGGCCCAGCGAGTTTGTGTCCGTGCTTCAGGTGTGTGACGTACATGCCAAACAAGATTTTAGTGTGCGCTTCTCGGTCTCCGTCGACCATGGATTCTTCTTGGCCGTTCGCCAGCCCAGTAACATCGACCAACAACTCTTTGAGGGACTACAGGCGGACCAACCTGGACTCTTTGCGAATCTGGTCGATGGACGGGGGGTGTATATCTCGGAATTCTGTACGTCGTTCCGCGAGGATTCTCCCAATGTGGTGAAACTCTTCTATGAGGATGCGGATGGGGGTGGAGCAGAAGGAGCAGGAGCAGGCCATGAAATGTTGCTTCAAGCCACGCCATGCGAGGGTGAATCCTCCTTTGTCCCTACACAGTTCTCGTTGACCTGTGAACTCCGTGCGCCGTTTTTGACCTACGAAGTGAACCGCGAGGCCATTGACTTTCAAGAACTTCGTCATCCTGGACTCTTTGGACAGAACATGAAACGCCGAGGATTGGCATACCATATAAGGCCTGAAGAAGTGGTAGGGGTTCCTGGTGGAAAGGGGTTCGTACGCATGAACAGCGCACAATCTGTGATTCATCTCCCCAATCTCGCCTATCAGAGTTGGGGGACACTGACGATGGCTCTTCGCTTGGAATCCATGCCTGTTAAAGAAACGGTGTTGAATCTGCGTTCAGGCGGATATTACTACAGTGTGGTCTTGAAACCTGATAGCGGTAGTGTGTCAAAAGTGGGCATCGAACACAATTTCAGTGGAAAACCGAAGGCGTTGGAAACGGTGTTCCGCATGTCACTCGACGAGTGGTATGTGGTCATGATTCAGAATCAGGTAACCAGTTTCCGTTTGGCGGTTCAGAGTGTCAAGGAGATGTCGGCGAACCGAGGCGTCGTTCCCACCACCACCGTCGAGGCAAAGACACCCCTCTATGCGCCGAATATGACATGGACACCCGTTCCTGGCCAACCCGCGGGGGCGTGTAATGTCATGGTCGGTACGAAGGGATTTATGACGTGGCCGAGTATGTATTCCTCTGCGGTGTGTTTTTATGATGTTGCCTGGATTCACTTCTTTGACTACGTGGTGACCGCGAATGACCTGTACCGCGAAGCACGCGCGGATTGGGTCTATACCCAGTCGCCTGTGGCGGATGGGTTCTACAAAACGGATGGACAGTAATCTACCTGATTTATGGTATAAATGTACTAGATTACACCTTCATAACAACCTTATCGTCGGTTATTATGTCTTCATAACAACCTTAGACCCCTTAAAGGACCCCGTGAGAGGATTGACGGTGATTTCACCCAGCGGGCGGCGGAAGCGGTCGTCCCGCATGTCAAACATTTCGAAAGTGAGGCTACCCGTTCCCTCCTTTGGCTGAAGTAAGTATTCCACCCCCTTGTACTTGATGACGCGGACCTGTATCATATTTGCCTTCGGCATGGCACGTTCGCCCAGTTCCTTGGCCACGACTTCCTGCGGTCGCATGACATCGGCCTTGACCTGCTCCTCTTCCACGAGTTGGCTGCTTGTAATTAGTTTGTCGACTTGGAGGTCAGGGTCAAACATGTACTGGTCTGGGCGACCATCCATCATGAAGCAGCGCACATTGCCATTGTCGGCTGCATTCAGACCGCAATCGACCGCAGCCTCCTTCATCAGGTTCAGAATCTCCTGATTAATTTTGTCCTTCTTCATACTCACGTTGTAGACCTTCTCGTCGGATGTTTCGCCATCGTCATTTGTCATAATCGTCATATCAATCTTATTGGAGTTCTTCTGGTCGGCAGAGAAGACACTGTAATAGGTGTAAATCTCGACTTCACGCTCCTTGAAAGGGAGTTCTTGATGGGAGCAGATACGAATCGCACGACCCTTGACCTGGTCCAGACGAACGTTGTTCCAATACGGCTCCATGATGTGAACCGAGCGGCAACACTTGAGCGAGATACCTTCCGCACCCGCACCCGTGATGCCAATCACCCAACAGATGTCGCCATATTTGTTCTTCTGTTCGGTGTAGCCCGATTCTTCCAGAATACGACGCATGTTGTTCGGCAGTTTGTCGAAGTTGCCATTAAAGATGTTGAGGACGAGGTTGCGGCGGTCTCTCGATCCCTCACCCGTGAACGTAATGAAGCGCTTCTCCTTCGCACGCGGGCCCTTGCGCAGGGACTCCTCGGCTTCCTTGGAGAAGTAGGGGAACTGTTCACTTCCTTCCACCTTCAGTTCTACGTAGCCATTGGCACGAAGCGCAAGGGCGAGAACACCAAGGCCTTCCACGGTCTTGAACTGGGAGTAGACGAGGTTGCTTCCCTTCGAGATGTCGATGCGACGTAGCATATGGTCCAGCTTTGCCGAATACTGACGAAGGGCGCCTTCGGGTGCGATGGAATCGAGGCGAAGGAAGTTGGCCTTTTCTTGGTCGAGTTTGCTCATGGCGTCGACCAGGCGCTTCTGGTAGGATACGACACGAGCGACGGAAGCGGACTTTGGTGGGGCAGGGGCAGAGACAGAGGCAGGGGCAGAGACAGGGGCAGGGGCAATCACTGCGGATACCGCAGACGCAGCCGCAGACGCGGCAGAAGAAACCGCAGAAGAAACCGCAGACGCGACAGGCGCGAGTTCCATTTGAATGGCAAATTTGCGTTTTGGCTTCTGGGCAGCAGCAGCAGGAGCAGGAGCAGGGGCAGGAGCAGGAGCAGCAGCAGCAGCAGCCTCTTCGCCCACACCGCCTTTCATATTCACATCCTCCTCACTGCTATTGCTCTCTTGCTCTTCTTGCTCTTCTTGCTCTTCTTCCTCTTCTTCCTCTTCATAATCACCACCCACTTGTTCTTCCTTCTTCTCTTCGTCCACCGCCTCCTGAACCGCAGCCAGTTCCACACGCTCTTGGTCAATAGCCTCTTCTTTCTGACCTTCGCCTTCAAAGATACCCTGTGCCTCAATCTGTTTGTCTTCCATGGCAACCTCTTCCTGCTTGGCCAAATCTTCATTAGGAATGCTGTCCATCTCCGTCATTTGCGTATCTTCCACTTCCACCACTTCCATTTCCTGCTCCTCCTTGCTGCCAGGGAACGGCCGCTCGATTCCCTTCGGGAATACGAAGTTACACAGGGCACGGCTACGGAAACGGTAACTCGACGGATTCTTCATCTTCGCAAACATCTCGACATCCGAATACGCATCACCTCCTTCCTTCTTCTCCATCTCACCGCGAATCTCTCCCACACGCTCTCGAACATACGCGTCCAAGGAGAAGTCGCTCATCTCACACCTCACAATTTCGTCACGAATGACCCGCGGCATGTACTCCTCCTTCGAGCCCTTGTAATAGGAGATGAGACCCGTCAGGCGCTTCTGAAGCACAATCTTGTTCTGAATGGACAGATTGACCGAATTGATGAACTCTTTCTTGAATTCATCAGGGTCCGTCGGCAACCTCGGATAGGATACATAGGTCTCCTGACTAATGGGGATAGTGGCCGCGGCAAGTTTCTCTTTGATACGCGGAAAGAGGTCGCGAATACCCTCCTGGGCCTCCGCGGAGTATTTGACACCTACCTGATTGGGATGGTCCTGATTCTCTTCTTCTAATGCCTTCACATAACCCTCATGGAACGTGGAGACGAGAACTCGATAGCGTTGTTGTTCTTGTTTGAAACGGACGATGTCCACACGTGGCTCGGCCTCCAGGATGACACGCGCTCTCTCCATGACGGCCTTGTCTGGGCTATTCAGCAGGAACTCCGCACACTCCGTGTAACCCGCGAGAACATTGGCGAGAATACCCACTTCGTCTGGGAAGTTGATAATCGGCGTACCCGAGAGGCCAATGATTTTTGAGTTTCGGGCATCCGTCAGGAGTTTGTAGAAGAGATAGGCGCGCTTGTAATTCAGCGGAACATCACACAACTTCGGTTGCCACTTTCCTGGCACAATCGGCTCGGCGGGAATCTTTCGCTGTTTTCCCTTGCGTTCCGTGATGTATTGTGTGATCTCGCCCTGCATCAGACGCGTCAGATTGTGGATTTCGTCAATCACGATGACGGCGTTGTCAAAGAGACGTTCGCCCGTTACGGGGTCCGCCTCGCAGGCATACTTCTTTAACTTGGTCGCCGTGACACCATTGTAACTGATGAAGGTGATACGGGATTCAATCGTATCGGTAATCTGGGCACGAATGTCCTCACGCTCCTGTTGCGACAGGGAGTCATAGTCGGGCGGCTGCGTGAAATCAGGGACCCAAATCACCTTACGCTCCTCCTCAGGGCGACGTAGAACCTTGGTGAGGTAACTATCGGTCAGGGAAAGAACCGAACGAGCATAGAGGTACGTGAGACCTTCCTCGGATACGAGGGGCTCGGCCACCCAGTGATTCTGGGTATGGAAATGACGGAAACCGCAGAAGGAAATCTCAGACATGAAGTTACCACGCAGCGAATACGGGGTCATGACGATGATTTTCTTGTTGGCGGTGCCATACAGGGCCTCGGCGGCGGCGATGGCAGAACACGTCTTTCCTGAACCAAGGCCGTGATACACGAGGATACCGCGATAGGGGCTCGCATTTCGAATGTATTCACGAATGAACTTCTGATAGAGGAAGGCCTCTACCGTCTGTCCCGCGGCAGCGCCGAGCTTGGAACACGCCTCTTCGTCTACGTGGCCCTTGATTTGGGGAAGTAGTTTGAAGGCATCGTCGTAATTGTCACTGACGAATCGGTAGAAACTGCGACGCGTTTGCGGGGTGTAGATTTGGGTGTCCGTCAGATAGGGATTGTTGGTCTCGATACTGGACTGGGCCTCCTGGTATCCTTTGAGCCTGGGGTTTCGGTCAAGGTCAATGTAGTTCTGTAATTGAGGAGTGACCGTGTGTTGCCGCCTCTTGAAATCACTTGTTTCCTTCACGAAACGAAGGGGCCTCTTGGCGCCCTGTGGTGGAGGAGGAAGGGAGGCGCCTGAGTTGGCGGGCTGCTTGGGCGGACGCTGGATGGAGGGCTTGAGCAGCGGATTGGCCTGGGAAGCGGCGAGACGTTGTTTTTGTCGTTCGCCAGTCGGAGGAGGTGGAACGCCTGCGAAGGATTGCGGTACTGCTTCCAATTGACCCGATGGAACGGGCTGCTTCTGAGCGGCAATCACCTCAGGCGGGGCCAACTTGATCACCCCTGGAAGTTTACGTACAAATCCCTTCATTGGCTTGGAGGACATCTATACAGTTACAAGAAACTATATCATCGTATGACACATGCGGTGATATAGGCGGTTGATGGATTGGATGGTGGATGGTTAACAAGTTCCTGGAACGAAGGTGACATTGAAACTGGATATCGTTACGCCGCCAATCTGATATTCTATCAGGTAGTCGCCTCCCACTGTATAGGTTGTTGTTGTTAAATCACCGTTATCAAGGTTAATACCAATCGAATCTCCTGCGATTCCTGAGACCGATATGATATATACACCGCCCGCCAATGGATCTGCGGGGGTTTGGTTACTAAATGTCGTATTTTCTGGGAAAATCGGTATACCACTTCCGTTTACACAACTCAAATCATATGAAATAAATGGCGTTGGTGGTGGCGGCGTTGGTTCCGAAGACGGAGTCGGCTGTTCAGGTTCCAACACACATCCCTCGCATGTCGGCGGGCGGAAGTTCGGGTCCGTATGGAATTGCTTCGTAATCGGGTCTAAGTAGGTCGTGTTGTCACATGGATTACAAACAGCATTGACTCCATTGTTCGCATTCGGGAAACGACTATGGCACTCCTTCACAAAGTGCTTCAGGTTCTGGTCCTGGCACGTCGGCGGCGGACCCGTGGCGCCTGTTCGCGATGGAGCACTGCACTGTGCGATGGGGTTCTTAAACCGATAGTAGGTGTCAAACGGTGGCAGGTAGGGGTTGGATTGGTTGTTGATGGGAAGGTTGTTCGGATTGCCCGTGAGGGTGGAATTGCCTGGAACACAGGCGTTATTAAGCGGTGAATCGGTGACACAATCCGTTGCTGTGGGACCATTCGTATTGGTACAGAAACAAGCAGGAAGGACCACGTAGGAGTTCTCAGGGGCGGGGTTGGTACCTGGCACACCACACGATTCCTTGCCCGCGCGCTGAAGGGTAATGGATTCGGAGGAATAGACCTGCGAGGCACTGCCTGCGGCGCCCGAGAGCACATTCAGGAATTGCTGGGGGCTTCCCGTCTGAAGAGCGGTGGTACGACCTGCGCCACCGAAGGAGCACACACCGTTGCCTACAGGACAGGCGGGGTTTGTCGGAACACTACAATTCTGCTGACCGTCACATGTTTTCACACCCTTGATGTACTTCGAAGACTGAATCTGGTTTTTCCAGATAAGGGTACTGGCATCCACCGTTTGACAGCGGTTGATGTACCTGGTGTTCTGCTTCTGGAGCAGTTTGGTGATTTGACTGGCGTCCATTCTAACTAGGTACTATAAAAGTTGGATATCCGTTACTCGTACCGAATGAGGAACGCCTTCCATGTAGAATTGGTAGTCGGCAAGGTCATGCCATTCGGTTCAGGTCCCACAGGTGTTCCTGCGTTATTGATGGGAATGGTACTGTTTGTACCCGTATAATGATAAACACCGCCCCAATATACATAATCATTGGAATCGACTGTCACAGTATAGGGTATATCCGTTGTTGTTGATAATTCTAGGTAGGTCACCCATTGTGCGATTCCACTTGTGTTGTATTTCACAAGATAGGCTAAATTGCCATTTGTAGGAAGCTGTAAGGCGCTTGTTGTATTGTCTGTCTGCCATGGATAGGTAAGTGGCGGATTTGGACTTAGATTTTCTGTAGCATTCGCATCATAGACAATAAAGGGGTCATTGCCGCCTGTTCGATATCCTGTAACATAGACGTTATCAAAGGAATCAACGCAAACTCCGCTCAAGCGCTCGCTATCCAACTGATAATTGATGATGGTTGCCCATTGTACGACAAGTGATGTATTGTATTTAATCAAGAATCCAGCGGAAGTTGTTGTTGTACTTATAATTGTAGGGGCGAGCGTTTTTCCTGAAAGGGCTGCTGGATTGTTCGTGGAACCTGTCGACACGCCATTATAGAGGGCAATATAATTGCTACTCGGTGTGCTGATGTATGTACCCGTTATATAGACATTATTGTTTCGAATATAGACAGACGTTAATTTGTCTACATCCGTCGAGCTTGTGCCATTGAAGGTCGTTGCGGATTGTGCTTGTAGACTTGGATTGTATTTTACGAGGAAAATGGCTGTATTACCTGAGCTCGTTGCGGGGAAGGTAATCGTGGTGGTCGATTGACCCGTTGTGCCATTGAAGTCGTACACACTCGACGCTGGTACAGTAGTAGATGCATAGATGCCACCTACATAGACATTATTACTACTGTCAAATGCCAAGGATACACCGCGGTCTGGACTACTGTTCGATACAATGACGGTTGCCCCTTGTATGATGCCGTTCGAATTGTATTTGATAAGGAAGGTATCAATCGAACTAGATGCTAACAATGTATACGCTGTGAGGTCCTGCCATGTATAGGAATTGACAGGTGGTGACGGATTCGCAGTAAGGCGCGCATTGTAGAGACGAATTGGATTACCACCACTGCTACGATAGCGACCTGTCACATAGACATTATTGGATGAATCCACCGCAACGTAGAATCCACTTGATAGGTCGGCGGTACTGGCCGTGGCACGCCTTGTCATAGTTGCCCATTGTACTTGTAAGTTCGCGTTGTATTTCACCAGGAACATCGCGTCGGCGGTATTCACCGCTGGAATGGTGATACCAGAGGATGTTTGACCGCCTGTAAGCGGATCGTAATTCGGTACATTCATGTCGCCTGCGCCCAGTAATAATTGACCAGTCACATAGATATCTTGACCATTTGAACTTACCGCCACAGAATATGCTATATTTTTATTACTAACACTAGAGGGTGTATTACCAAAGGACACTGCTGCGACCACTTCGCCTGACGAATTATACTTTGCCAAATACGCAAATCCAATCACGTTTGGTGGTGTGGGATTCGTAATTGGCGAAACGGATACCGTTGGATTACTGGATGTGATTTGCCATGGAGTTGTAGTCAATCCATCACGCATCTGATCACCGTTCATGGTGTAATATCCTACCGAATAAGTCGTACCATCCGATGCTGCCACCGTATTATACAAATACGCCTCACCATTGGTTACGTTGCTAAATAGATTCACGGCCCAACGTGCCTGACCTGCGCTACCAACTGATGTTGTAAATGATACAACGGGGCAGTCTTCTGCCGTTCCGTACCGATTGTATGGGACAATCTTCCAATAATATACGGTATTGTACTCTAATTGTCCTGGATTGTACTGTGTCGTTGTTTCAGAAACATTTGTCACAAATGGAGGTGGATTGGTCGTACCAAAATGGACAAAAAATCCCTCTGCGTAATTATTGGATGGCCAACTCAATATGGCATGAATTGGTATGTTAATTTGCCCATCACTGGGATAACTCGCGCCAGAACAATAGGGCAGTACCTTAATAAAACAGAATTTACCCGCCGTACATGGACACGGACACCCCCCTTCTACACACGTATCCGTGGGGCCTCGTTTGATATCCTGCATTTGTCCCAAGCGAACATGTTCTACCACGGAGGCATCGAAATTACCTGGTATCACGCCAAATGGTTGTTTACTTAAGGTTTGCTGTCTTGTAATAAAACTATTGGCAATCGCCTTGTTCTGCCTTCGCTGCGATATGGCAGAACTATCGTAATTCCTATTGGACATCTACGTACGACCCATAAAATCTTTGCGCACAAATAGAACCCATGAACCCCATCTACGACGTGTTCTTCAAACACCCAGAAGAAGAGGGGATGACGTATGTTCAGCACATGCGACGAGCGTTTTCCCTCGGCGGTCGCATGCTCTATGGCTGTGCTTGTTTGGTGATTCATGGCCTTGTTCCCGCCTTCTGTGAACGGACAGGAACGCGCGTGATTCGCGAGTTGTATCAGGATACGGCGAAAAAAAGAACGAGCCCTTCCTCCTAAAGGGAGTTATACATATTTTATCAAACACATGGTGGTGGTAGATAATCCTGGCAGGGTGATGGGCGATTGTTCCTGCCAGGGTAAGACCGTCAATGGATTTTGAATGTATACATCATTTGTATCGGTGCTGATGTAACTACCTGCGAGATAGATGTTATTATTGCTGTCTATTGCGATAGAACGTCCCGCGCCTGTGGCATTTGCTCCGAGATAGGTGGCGGATTGCGGGACACCACTTGAATTGTATTTAAGTAAACAAATGGCAGTGCCATTTGTAATGGGCAGGGTAATCGATGAGTTCTGCTGATAGGGAAAAACAGGTAACGCCGTTCGAACAAATATGGACGATAACACCGCCGTGTATACTCCAGATACATAGATAGTATCGAGCGAATCGATGGCAATGGAGGCTCCCGTATCGACACTCGTCCCTTTCAAGTTCACTCCCCATTGAACGATGCCATTTGTATTGTATTTGACTAGGAACAAGTCCTCATTATTTACGGCAGTAGGAGGCAGCGTTATCGAGGGGCTCCCTTGCCAAGGAGAAGCGAATAAGGCACTCAAGAGAGTCACTGTATTGGGCGATGATGTACCACGATAACCACCTGTCACGTATACATTATTCAAGGAATCCGTACGAATGGAAACAGCCCTGTCGCGCGAATTTCCCCCAAAAAAGGTGGCCCACTGTGCCACACCGCTGGAACTGTATTTCATGACCAGCACCTCTTCGGGTGACCTTGCCGGCATCTCAATCGGCGAATCAGTTTGCCAGGGATTGATTGTGAGAGCATTTTGTAAGAAAAAGGAAGAAGTGGAGGCATATGTACCCGTTACATAAATGTTGTTGACAGAATCAACGGTCACAGAAACTCCCTGTGCTCTATTTGAAAGGCCACCTGTAATGTTGCCAAAATAAGTTGCCCATACTGCCGTTCCATTGGATTGATATTTTAATAGGAACAATAATGTTACTCCTGAACTTGGGAAGGTAATGGGTGAATCACTCTGCGTGTTTCCTGACGCATCCTTTAGTTTAATCGTAGTAGATGGAGTAATATTATAAAAATAGGAGCCTGTAATATAAATCGAATCGCTAGAATCGATGGCAATCGATGCTCCTCGTACTCTTGCGGATGAACCACCTGTTGTTATACCAAAATACGTTGCCCACTGCGCAATACCACTCGGATTGTATTTTATGAGTAGCGCAACTTCACTGTCCGTATTTGGCAACGTAAACGACGAAGGAGTCTGAGACGTTCCTGACGCATTTTGTAGGGTGTTTGTGACAGTGGATGTGTAACTTCCTGTTACAATGACATTGTCAGATGAATCTACCTCTACCGAATTAAAGGACGCATCCTGATTGGTGACAGGGTCCGTTGTACCAAAATAGGTTGCCCATTGCGCTACTCCATCCGAATTGTACTTTATCAAAAAAGCATACTGTACTGACCCTGTTGCGGGTAATTTGATTGGTGATGGTATCTGTTGCCAAGGAGTATTGAGTAATGCATTGACGACAGTAACCTCCTGCGTTGTTGAACTGTATGTTCCTACCACATAGAGATTGTTTTGCGAATCAACCGTATTGGAGGATGCGGTAACAATACGACCCTCCGTTGGATTTGCGTCCAAATAGGTTGCCCATGGGCTCGTGACAATCGGTGATGACGGTGTGTCTACTGTCGGCAGACAGGGGCATCCTGGGTCGACCGTCACACATGTATTTCCTCGAACAACGTATTGTGAATTACCTGCGTGAACTTGAGAGATTATGGATGTATTTGTGTTGCTTGTCTGGGGTTGAAAAAAATAAGGGGTGGCGGATGACATATTACTCCGAACATTTTGGGCGACCGTCTTGTTGGCGTTTCGGCGTGTGATGGTGGAGGCATCAAAGTTGCGATTGGACATTCTTCTATTCTAGCTGTATAATTCAATTTGGTAGGGAATCCTGTGTCAATCGCATTTTCGGGCGTGCCTGGACAAACCTTTCTTTTTTCGCGGAGGGTACAGGTGAACCTGCGGCAGCCGAGCCTGACTCTATGACAGGAACAGGAACAGGAACAGGAGCAGCAACTGGCGCTGGCGCCTGATTCACATTCGGCTCCAAGAGCTCTAGGGCCATTCGCGAGGCCTCCTGTTCCGCTACCTTCTTGTTCCTCGCCGTCGCCGTCGTCAGAATCTTGTCATTCGGGTCCAGGACGCCCATCGTGAAGATCCTATCATGCGGCGGACCCACCACCGCAATCTCCTTGTAACGCGGCGGCACATGATACAGGCTCTGGAACTTGCGCAGCAGCTGGTCCTTGTAGTTCGTGTCCTCAATAATAATCTGGACAAAGTCGATGTGTTTTTCAATAATTTTGACCAGGAAGTCATTACACTGCTGGAGACCTCGTCCCACGTCCTCCTCCTGGAGATACATCGCGCCAAACCAGGCCTCAAACATCGAGCCCAGGATGCGCAGATTGTTACGGCCATCACAGACTTCTTCCATGTGACGACTCAGAATGATCCACTCGCCCATGCCAATCGCCTTGGCGAGTTGACCCAGTTGTTTGTTATTAACCACACGGGATAGAATTCGGGTCAGGAAACCCTCACCCTGACCTGGATAGCGCTTGGAGACATACGAGGCGATAACGAGGCCGAGTACACGGTCACCCAGATACTCCAGCTCTTCGTTGTCACACTTGCGCAGTGGAAGGCAGTCTTCAGGCCGTGGCGCAATGATGATTTCCTCTCCATACTCCGCCTGCTCCTGCCAGGTGTCAGGGCGGTCTACATAGGATTTGTGGCAACAGGCCTGGGAGAAGAGATGGAAGTTCTTGATACGGCCCTTCCAGCCATATCGCTTGAGAATCGGGATCGCATCCGAGGGGGTGAGCTCCCGATTCTTGGCATTCCATGGATTAAAGATTTTCGCATTTCCTGACTGAACGACAGTATTCATGGGTCTTAGGAGGCAAGGGGGTAGTGACTCTGCTTCTATGTCGCAGTCATGGTTTATATCGCTTCTCGATGTCAAATTTGTGTCGAGGTCATTGTGTGTTATGTGGCAAATGATTTCCCCTTCTTGATAATAGGTATGAGCTCCTTCGTTGACCGCTTTCAAGGCCTTGAACACCACATCGATGTAGGCGGTGACAAATACAACATGGCCTCCAATAACCGTGTGGAACTCGGCTACAAGAGTCGTTCGGATTTCCTCAAAGCCTTCCCTACGAAAAACGGAAAGAACGCTCCTGCCTTTGACGCGGAGTACCTTCTGCGCAAGCACTTATACTACGATGCGAACCCTAGAAAACGTACGTTCCACTTTGACCTCCCTGGTGAAAAAGAGGCACTTATCAAGGTACTGGAGGAACGTGCGCGAGTATTACTCGCCAGTAATGAATTCAGTAGTTTGGTGCTAAGGAACACGGTATTGGCGCGTAACTACAACGGTATTCAGAACATTCTTCAAGAGTTGAAAGGAGCCGCCAAGGACGAAAAGGAGGCAAAGGAGGCAAAGGAAGCAAAAGAGGCAAGGAAAGAGATACCGCCCGTCAACGAAGACAAGCTGCTCCAATTCATCTTACAACTCGCCTGGTTTATGCTACACCCTGACAAAGCTCCCAAGAAGTTACAGGAAGATTGGACCAGTATGATGGCGGAGATGGAGACTCTACGTCTCGGCGACATTGCTTCCCAGATTCGCGCCTTCCGCGAAAGCAAGGGACAACCCGTAACGCGCCCGCTGAATTATTTCCAGAAGATGAATCTGGGCACTGCTCTCAACAAGCCCACCATTCAGAATGCGCTGGAGGAGGCGAAGAAGATGGCCATGGGCATCGATGACACTGTCTCGAAAGAAGATATGGTAAAACGTCTCAAGGCACTTCTTGGCGTCCTTCAAACCAAGAAGTATCTGAACAACACCTTCCAATTCGACGAATCGCGTATGAACATCATTGATAACTCGACGATTCCCTCTCTCCAGAAGAAGTTAATGGTGAATCCCATTCACGATGATAAAAGCAAGACATTGGACAAGCCTCTCGGCGTGGCCATGAAGCCCCTCTTCGACTACTTCGACACCATGTTCGACCCCATCTATGGCTTCGTTCGCTCGGTGGTTGGCTTGTATCTTACAAAGAATGACTCGAAGACGGGAAAGAACCTGATTCCGCATCTCCTGACCCTTCTTCATGTCTGCCACCACCTTCCCCCCACCGAGTACGGAGTCTATGAATTGACCAATGCCGATAAGGAATTATCCTCCTTTGTATCCTTGTTGCTTGGCACGACGAAGACAAAGGTGATGGGTCTGAAAGATAATAATGCGGCAAAAAATGCCTTTCAATCTCAACTGACCTCCTTGCCCAACGTTCAACTGTCCATGGCCCTGCCGAAAAGCGTCTTTGGAGGTGAGGACAAGACGCTGAAGAAACCCTCGTATCTTTCCTTCTATATTGTGGATACGAATCTAACGGTACCTACGGAAGTACAATATACAAATGATAGAGCTCTCCCCGCCTCTCTTCAAGAAAACGTTAACACATTCTTCCAACCCAAGCAGCTCTATATGACGTATTCCGAGAAGGCGAACAAAGTACCTGCGAAGTTCTACCGCATTAACATGTCGAATGTTAGTATGGATTCTTCTGACGTTCCCGTGACGCCTGATCCGCTTGTCATCAAGGGTCATGAGGAACTCCTTACTTCTAAACATTACTACCTCGATAGCCTGGTCGACATGGACCCCTATGTCATTTGTACCTTGGCGGAAATCACCATGAGCGTGTGGATTGCCTTCCAAGAACGAATGCCTAAATAGAATGAGTTCGGATACCGATGCGAAACCCTCCTTTGTGTTCAATCGAGTGCTACTGAAAGCAAAATATAGCTTTTACAGCGCCCTCGTCTTTTTCTTATTCGCGAACCCTGAGACGGCGCTGGTGCTACAACGCGTGCTGGGCGGATACGTCACGTTCCTAACACCGAGTGGCGTGCCGACCGTGTCTGGTATTCTATTCAATACGGTACTGTTTTTCTTTACCATGCTCGGCCTCATGCTCCTTCCTAGCGAATAGGGGCGGGCTTAAAGGACGGGTTACGACTGAAAGACGGGTTGAAGGGCCTCCCGCAAACGCTGTTCCTGTTCCTGGGTGTAGGTGAGACCAGGATACTTTTGTTTAAAGAGCACCATGTGAGCGAGTATTTCGGCCACATGGTCCTTGTATCCCTTTTTGTGTTTAAAGAAGAAGAATAGGGTGGTACATTGGATTTTGTCTTGTTCCGAAAAGGCGCGATTCCAGCCACCCTTCGGTTGCCACTCCTCTACCTCCTCTGCCATCGGGCTCCAATATCGCATCGGTATACTACACAGTATACGCGCCGTGTGATTTATACTCTCTTTTGCGCTCGGGGATAACCCATGTCAAATTTGTAGAGGGTAATTTGTTCTCTCTCTAGTAGACATGGCCAAGCCCTCTCCTATCACCGTCATTGCTGTATTAATCGTTGCCCTTGTGATTCTCCGTCTTGTTCTGAATGCTTCTTGTGAGGAGGGATTCGAGGGCGGCGCTGCTTCCAAGTCCGTCGTCATCTGTAAGGCGGATTGGTGCGGCCACTGTAAGAAGGCCGCTCCCGAATTCCAGAAACTGGTAGCCGCTTCCCCCATTACCCTCCAGGATGGTTCCAAGGCTACCGTCAAGATTCTGGATGCTGACAAGGACAAGGCCGAGATTGGCAAGTACAATATTCGTGGATTCCCCACGGTTCTTGTCGTAAACGGCGGTCAAACCGTGGAGTATCCGGGTGAACGGACACAGGCGGGCATCCTCGACTTCCTCAACCAGATGTGAGAGGGCGGGTGTTACGAAATGGAATGACGCCTCTTGGGTCGAACGTGATTCTGAAAATACTGCGAGACAGCCTCTTTCCCTTTGTTGATGATGAAATTCTTAGTTTCTTCCTCAAACGAGAACTCCAAGGTATTAATGCTCCCTAGGCGAATCTGAATACACCTTGCGTCGTAAAACTTGGCCTCAATGTTCGTCTTCTCAATAAACATCATTTGGAGCGGTCGCGGAATGAGCGTCTCCATGCCCTCCTCCATCAGATTCTCCTTCTTCTCTACGCATGTGCGAATCAGAATACTCAACGTGCTAGCATGCTCTTCTTCAGGGACCACGAAAAGGGGGTAATTGCTGATAACGCCGCCATCGACTAAATAGTGATTGGTAACGGGGCAGACATGTGGCTGAAAGTAATACGGATAACTCATGGACGCACGGACGGCATCACAGAGAGTGTAATTCGGTGTATCCTTGGGCGAAAAGGTCACGGGTTTGGCCTCGTTGAGGTCCGTTGCCACAATACGCAGGGACTTACCGAACTGGGCTCGACACTCTTCAAAGGTGAACGTGGAGGGGAGGCCCTTCACATGAAGACAGGCCTGTATTAACTTCATGAGCCGTTCGCCCGTGTCGAGTCCAAAATGTAAAATCCATCCCGGAACCGAATCGTACTCTTTTACATTGGTAAAATCGAAGCGAACACTGATTTCTTCCAGTTCCTCCAGAGTGAACCCGATACAGATACACATCGCCACGAGCGACCCCGCCGAAACACCCATCCACTCTTTGATATGCTTCAGGGAGACATGCTTGTTGAGTTCTAAGAGGGCGCCCACATGCGCCATGGCGCACATTCCGCCTCCTGATAGATAAATTCGATAAGGGAGCATGGCAGCGTTCTGGAGTTATTCCTTGGCGGCGTTTATGCTCGTATGGTCCTAAGACGCACATGCTCGTTTAATACGTGGTGCGATTTACTGCGATTACAACAGCCATGGAGGAACGAACCCCGCAACTAGCTCCCTCTGAACTATATGACAGACGAAAGACAAAGGATGCCGCGAAGCTGCGCGCTTATAACAAGATTCTGGAACAAATCTACAATCGTATTCGTGTGATTAGCCGTCTTCCGAATTCCCAGTGCTCCCTTCTCTACACCGTTCCGCCATTCATTTTGGGACTACCGAAGTTGGACCTGGAGGATTGCGTGGTCTACCTGATTTATCAGTTACGACATGCGGGCTATGAAGTTCGTTATACGCCGCCGAATCTGGTCTACATTTCCTGGCTCCATCACGAGAAGAATTACATGGTGGAACAATCACCGATTATGATGGCCATGATGGAGTCGGCCGAGAAGTCACGGGCGGAACTCGAGAGAAAGGAAAAGGAGGCCCAACGGCTCATTGGGGCGAGGAAATCGCAGCGCAAACAAGTTCGTCAGACGCCTGGTGGCCTACAGAGCGTCTCTGGACCGGCACCTGGTATGCCCAAATTGGGTCCCTCCGCCGCCGTGAACACTATTTTGAATCGGTCTCTATCGAGAGAGGGGGTTAGGGGGTTACAAGCGTCTCCCTCAGCAGGCCCGCCTCGTCCGTCTGCTGCCGATTATGTTCCTCCCTCTTCCTTCCTGGAGAGCATGACCAACCCGAAGAATCAAACCGTGTATCCACAAGCCCTGCCCGATTATTTTAATCGTTAATAGAGAATGCCGAACAAGATTCAACTCCGATTCTTCCTCTTTCTGGTGGGATGTATGGGCTCTCGCCTGTTGTTTACCTTGGTGAGCTATTATGCGACAGGATGGTTCTTAATGCTGCTCGGATTCTTAGCGATGATTCCCGTGCTCGGCTGGTTCTACATCATTTTCATCGGTGAACGGGATACGGGTATCGAAGTCATGGGTGACAAGATTTGGTGGAAGCCTCTGCGCCCTGTCCACATGCTCCTCTGGTTCTTCTTTGCCTGGCTAGCCGTGACGGGCTCGGACAAGGCGTGGATGGTTCTACTCGTGGATACCCTTCTGGGCCTGACCGCCTTCTTGGCCTATCACGGGTCGCAGGGGAACTTTTCTAAGTTGGTAGAATAGAGTAAGAGTAATGCCGTGGATCAACGAACACAATGTCATGTTTATGGTGATTTGTATGTTTTTTGCGGGGTACGCTTCGACCATGAACAACTGGATTGATAAGTGGGATGACTTCCGCTTCAGTCTCAACGACTTCTATATGACGGGTCTCATGACGGGTTGGATGCTGTTTTTTATGGGCTTTTTTACGCTGAACATTCACAAGGCCATGGGAGGGCTCATGGTTGTTCTTGTTTTCTTTGCGCTTATTCGCACCCAGTTATTCGTGACTGAAGTCCAGTTTTTACGGGGCATGATTCCCCATCACTCGATGGCGATTATGATGAGCAAGCGACTGGAGAAGAAGCCGAATTCGGTCCAACATCTGCTGGATCAGATTATCCAGACACAGCAGAAGGAAATTATCATTATGAAGAGTTATCTGGGGGATTAAACGGGTTCTGAATTCAGAATCTCATGAAGTCGTTTGGCGACCACGGGCCCCACCTTCCTCGCCCCCACCTTCACGGATTCGAGACCCTTCACGGGTGCGTTCATGACGGCTTGGAGCGTGGGGAACTCCTGTAAAATCGCCTCGGCCATCTTGACCGAGACACCTGGGCATTGGACCAGACAGTTAATCGCGAACTGTTGGGGGTCGGCCGCATTCGCTTTCTTCTGGACATGAATGCCATCCGAGACCTTCACAAGTTCCGTCGTTCGCTGAAAGGATTTCGGGTCGGCCTTCCACTGGTCCTGAAGTGCCTCCACGAGTTCGGCGGTTTCTAAGAGACCACTGGTCTGCATGACAGGAATCTGGTAATGGAAAATAAGACGATTGATGAATTTCAGAATCGCCTTCTTTTGTAGACGACCTGTTCCTGATTGGAGGGAACCCTCGAGAAGGTACATCGGCTGTGTTTTGTTCTCGTGACAAAAGGCAAGGATTCGCCCTCGCTGTTCACGATAGCGACCGTCCAGAATGGAGGCCTCCAAATCACGAATGGACTTGCGCTCGATGATGAGTCCGCCCTCGGCCATCTTGGCCTCGTCACCTTCTCCCTCCATGCCAATCCAGATATCCGCGACAGGGAGTTGCTTGGCCACTATCTCCTGCGGGGCTCCCTTTCCTTCTAGAACACGAATGAGGTCATTCTCGCGATTGTCAATGTACAACATGGTTATTACGTACTCGTCGTAACGATGTTTTATACTGTTTCTAGGGGCTGCGTCTTTGCGATAGGAAGGGGGGAGGAGAGTGCGGATGAGTTATAGTTTCGCCGCAAACTGCGTCTCGGTGTTCTCGGCACCCATGGAGGCGGTGGAGGCCAGACCGCCTGTGACCGTCTGAATCATCGTGTCTACAAATTGCGCACCTGACCACTTCTGATGCGTTAGAGTCTCCACGCCATGCTTGCGCTCGTTGCGCTGAATCTGTTGCACATACGCCAGCATCTTCTGCTCGGCGAATGCCTTGGCGAATTGGTCCACCTGGAGCCCATTCCCATGGAATCCTGCGAGCGTAATAAACTGCCAGACATAGCCTTGCTTGCCCAAATCATCTTGGAACGAAGCAATCTGCTGCTCCGTCATACCCGCAGCGTCCCAATTGAACGACGGACTCAGATTGTAGGCGAGGAGGGCATGGGGATGTGCTTCCTTGACCTTCTGGGCGAAGTACTGGGCGTCCTTGAGAATCGGCTTGGCCGTCTCCATCCAGAGCAGGTCCGCATAGGGTGCGAAGGCGATGGCACGGGCGATGCCATATTCCAGACCACCTTTGACGCGGTAATATCCCTCGCGGGTCCTCGGCTTCTCCCAGCACCAAACTGGGTTGACACCGAGTTTCTGTGCCTCCTTCTTTGCCTGCTCATGCGATAGAGTGGGATAGATGCTCTTCCAGTGCTCCAATTGTTGGGTTACCTTGACACCGAATCCGCCGCGGTGAAGCAGGGCCTCCTCGACGGCCTCGCCATAGGTTTGGAGTTCCGCCTCCTTTTCCCATTTCTTCGCGAGTCGTTGAAGTTCCGCTGCGGTGGCGCCACGGACTTCCGCATCTTGAAGAAGGCTCTGAAGTGTGGGGAGCTCCTGATGCGTGGTGCCGAGAAGGAAGGGGTGGTCGCGCGGGTCGATGTTGCTATCCAGAAGTGTGGCCGCTTCCGAATCCGTTCGAGCGATGAGAACGGTCTCCGTGCCCATGATGTCCGCCTGAAGACGGGCGGCCACGAGGCGGTCGATGTGTTCCTGAACCGAGACAAGCACCTTGCCCGCCATATGTCCGCACTTCTTCGTACCTGGCTTCTGGTCCTCGAAGTGAATGCCCGCCGCGCCACACTCTATCATCATCTTGGTTAAGCGCATGACGGCGGTGAGGCCACCGTGTCCCGTGTCACCGTCGGCAATAATGGGACGCAGATAATCCACCGCGGGAGTCTCTTGACGTTTGTTTGCAGGCCACCAGGAACGCTCCTCTCGTTGCTTCCTCGCATGAAAGAGTTGCGCGCGAAAGAGTTGGTCCACCTTGTTCGGCACCGTGTTCCACGGATAGTCCGCAATATCAGGGCCTGGCTCATTTACCGTGGAGGCAGTGGAACTACATTGCCAACCCGAGACATAGACCGTGGAGAGGTACTTGGCCATTTGTGCGACCTGGACGGGGTCCAGACAGCCAAAGGTGTGGGAATAGGAGCCCGTGTTCTTGGCCTCGTGGAGTAGGGTCCATAGTTTCTTGGCCATCGCATGGCTCGCATACTCCTGTGTGAGGGGCGAGCGAAGACGGACGACCGCCTCGGCGTCATAGGGGCGCTTGGTATGCTGGAAGCGCGGGGAATCCATCCATTGATGGGTCCTGTGAATCTCTTGTTGATAGGTGACATCATCCGCGGTGGCCGCGGACACGGGAGTCGCAGTTGCCGAGGGAGGTGGAAGCATGGGTAGGGCAGATGCGTGTCGAAGAATAGTAATGGCACGATTCATGATAATGTGTTTGCTAGGTAAATTTCGCAGTTGGCCTTTAGACCGATTCTAGGGCTTAGGCCCTTTAAGTCGTCCCCTGCGGGCCTTCGGGCCTTGACCATCTAAAGTCTCGGTGCCTAGAATAGGACAGTCATGGCAGAGAACATTACGTTTACGAAGGAAGAATACGAGCGCATTGTGCGGAAGTACCCTGGAAGAGTCCCCGTATTCGTCTTCCGATTGAAGGGTACCACCGAAATTCCTGACATTCCCAAGCACAAGTATCTCGTTCCGTCCGAGTTAACCGTGGGAAACTTCATCTATATGATTCGCAAGCAGCTGAAACTGACGCCTGAAAAGGCACTGTACGTTTTTATTGGAAATACGTTGCCAATGTCGTCATTGACCATGAGCGAGGTGTATCACATGCACAAGAGCGACGATGGATCCCTTCGGATGTTTTATACATCTGAGAATACGTTTGGATAAGCCGTCTTTGGCGGCGACTTGTAAGCCACCGTCATAAGTCGCCATCTGGCGATGGCTTGGCGACTTGTAAGCCTTTGGCGACTTGTAAGCCTTTGGCGACTTGTAAGCCTTTGGCGACTTGTAAGCCACCGTTACCTTTTTCCAGAGGAACGCCGTGACGGTCGATGACGCTTGAGAACAATGTCATCCGTGACAATCATCGGTGGAACGTCCACGCGACGGAGGTCATAAAACTCCTTTTGACTGATGTCCTGTATTTGTTTGAGCACGTTGTTGTAATATATCTTTTCAGTGGATTCTTGTATTTCATGGGGCGGAGTGATGGGTTCTTGTACTTGGCCCCTGTCCTCCACAGGGTGGTCATGGACCTTCTCTCGTTCTTTCTCATGTTCATATACCGTATCGAGTGGTGTCTCTCGCGGTTGCTCGAAGATATCAAATGCCTGTGGCCGTTTGGGAATACCATATCGCTGTAAGGTTGCCGTCACTCCATTGCTATGCCCCTGTGTCTGTAGCAAGGGTGTGACAGGCTCGGAAGAGAAGAATCCTCCCATATTACTGTTTCTAGACGCTATCTTTTTAGGCGGTGTTTGACCCGTTTTCGATATGGACACGAGTGGGAATCGACTTGTAATGAAGTATCCATTTGTCTAAGAAGCATGGCAGGTTGTGTGGCACACATAATAGGTCCGTGTAGGGATACCGCAGATTCATGTCAGGATACGGAACGGGTGTACAATGGAGGTCATTCCATTCCCTGTAGCAATGATAATAGCGACAGGGTAGGGAATATAATAGGGTTGTTTCACTCATGTGGGTGTTACATAGGATATGGGGCGAATACTTTAGATTAGTACCACTCCTTAATCGGGTACGTAGGGGCAAACATGCGCTCCAGACCTGGTGTCCATTGCGTGTAATCGAACTTGCCATCGCGGACCGTGTTTCTCGCCTGGAAGAATGGGTCCAGACCCGCCGCGACATCCGTCGCCGTGTACGGAACCTCGATGACCTCTTCTCCACGGATCCGCTGTGCCTCGCGCTGCGTGTCACGCTCCACCTCATCGGCCCAGACAATCTTCGGGTTCTTCTCCTTCAGTTCCGTAATCTCCCAGATGTTGTCGCCCTGTTTCGACTTCGCAATCACGGGAATCTGACCCTTTCTCGTATACACCTTCTCCAAGAGTGACTTCACGTCGTCCACGGAGTACTCGAGAAGGCCCTTGCTCGACTGGGGCTTGTACGTCTGAAGAATCTTCTTCTCCTCCTCGTCGATGGCCTCCGTATTCGGCGGGGTCATATCCGAGCCATCCACCTCCTTGTAAAATGACGTGACAGGTGGATTTTCCTGGTTCTCCTCTTGCTTCTTCTCAAACTCTGCCTGATTGTCCTGGAAGTACTGCGAGTTCGGTGGCTGGACCGACCAGTCCATTGGGTACCGGGCCATGGCGTCGCTCAGTTGCTTCTTCGATTCCACCTTCGAGCCCTGGTTCTGGAAAATAAGGGACATTTCATAGTCATCTAGGTCGTCAATGGGATTCATTAAGTAGGGTTTTTCCGGCGGCGACACAATCTCCGCGGCATCGGTAACGGGACTACCGTCTCCATGGAATCGTTTCATGGAATCTTTCGCATCCTCATAGGTTTCCAGGTACTTGCGACCACTCAAATAAAGCGCCAGATAGGCCACTATCAATATCAGCGCAAGATCTATCAGGCTCATCGCGGCTCCTATCTTCCCTTGTCAAAATATTGCGAAGTTCGGCGCCCCTTTGATGCGTCCTGGAAATAAACCACTTGCCTCAGTAGAATGCCCAAGAAAACGACGAAAAAGGGTAGGTCGCATAGGTCGCATAAGTCGCATAAGTCGCATAAGTCGCATAAGTCAGCTCGGAGACGTCGCTCTTCTACCGCTGGAAAAGTGAAACTGCCACTCGATGTTCGCTCTATGAAGGACCTGCCCATGCTGAAGACCCTCTTAGGCAAGAAGCCCCTTACGATTATTATGGTGTATGCTGACTGGTGCCCGCATTGCCATACCATGATGCCTCATTTCGATGCCGCAGCCAAGTCGCCGAGGAATACCGTCTCTGCGGTCAAGATTAACGAAACCATGATGAATTCGGTAAATGACTATCTCAATTCCAACGTCAATCGCCATGCGAAGCCTCTGCGCGTGGAAGGCTATCCCAGCATTCTCCTTGTCAACCAAAAGGCGGAGAAGGTGGCGGACCTGGAAGCCATTCGTGATACCGAGCGTATGACGAAAATTATGGAGGAATCGGGTAGCCTCGCGGAAGAGGCAAGTATGTTGACTACTCAAGCGCCGTCTGCGAAGCTGTCTTTGAACAAAGCTAGTGTCAATCGTAATCTGTCTGCGAATGCCGTGGTCGAGGAGGTTGTCGAAAACGAATTGCCGAATGTGGGCAGTAACATCGGTTCGGTTGCTGCGAATTCCATGAATCTGGGCAAGAGCAAGAGCAAGAGCAAGAGCAAGAGCACGGGTAACAACAACATACTTCCCCCTCTGAATTCCATTGCCCCCTCTCCCGTGCCCGCTGTCAATAATGTCAACAACCGAACGAATAATACTGGCCTGTCACCTAGCAAGAAGATGGAACAAGAGGCAGCGGCCGCGTTCTCACTCCAGCCTGTCGGCTCCATGGAGGCATCGACGGTTGCTCCCTCCACGGTCGAATCGGATGAGGCATCGACGGTTGCTCCCACCAGCGCAAGTGATGATATGGAATCTGAACAGGATAGGAAACCCATTGTTAATCCGAACGAACTGACAACTGCGCAGAGACTCAGTGGCGGTTACCGCCAGGGAGGAAGCCTCTTACAAGCCATGACGCAAACGACCTATACTCTGGCCCCTGCGGCGGCCCTTCTGGCAACGGCAGCGATGGTGGTGAAGAAAGGAAAGAAGCATCAGAAGCATAAGACACATCGCGGCAAGAAGCATCCGAAGCAGAAGACATATAAGAAGCATAAGACGCATAAGACGCATAAGACGCAAAAGAAGCATTAATGTGAGAAAAAATTGAGGCTCCAGATACGAACCATGAATAGCACGCCCACCATGTCTGCTACTCATCGTGACCTTATCTTCCATCTCCTGGACATCCAGGCTCGCGACATGCGAATCGAGTCCGAGGAGGAAGATGTACGTGAACTCGCCTTTGAATCGAATTCCGATGCGAGCGACGACGAAGAATTCCAAAACCGACGCCGTCGCCGCAAGACGGTCATGAACCAGTTCTCCAAACGACGCGAGTTCATCATTCACCTCTTCGGTGCGACCGAGTCTGGACAACCCGTCCGCTGTGATGTCACAGGATTCCGTCCTACCCTGTACCTTCGCCTCCCTGAGGATCGCACCTCGCAGGCCGCCGAATCCATCAAGGCGTACTTGAACGCACAGGGTATTCCCATGGGCGAAGTAACGATTACTCGTGTGATGAAAAAGATATTCTATGGATTCACCGCCAACGCATTCTTCCCCTTCCTTCAACTCGACATGCCCTCCCTGAACCTCTTCCGTACCATCAAGAACTTGTTCCTCGACGAGGACTGTAAACCCATTACCAAGCGACCTCTCGACGGCTGTATGCGAGGCAAACCAGTCGAAGTATTCGAAGCCAATATTGACCCCATGCTTCGCTTCCTTCATACACAAAACATTCAACCCTGCGGCTGGGTCTCCGTTCGTGACGGACTTCGCTCGGGTCAACAAGAGGAGAGTGGATGGGTCGTCGAGTGTGATTACAGCGACGTGGCGCCCACCAAGGGTCCCCGTGTCTCGGCGCCCTTCCTGACCGCTTCGTGGGATATTGAGTGTTTCTCCATGACGGGCGATTTCCCACTGGCCAAGCGAACCTGGAAGAAGGCTGCCAAGGATGTTCTGACTCTTGCGAATAACGCTGCTCATGCCGCGGAGCTCGTGACGGCAAGTCTGTCCGTGGGTCAGAACCCCGTGGACACCCTGCCCAAGGGCATGACGCCCATCTACTGCCAGTTGAAGCGGACTCTCGAGGATGTAAACCGCAAACTCCTGGAAGCCGATACACAGGCGGAACTGAAAGCCGTGCTGGGGAGCAAGGAACCCTGGGAGGACCGTGTGGTTACTCTGGAATCGCTTCTGAACCGAGTGCTCAAATCGCTGGTGGCACTTGTCGGCGACCCCGTCATTCAGATTGGAACGACCCTGACGCGTGGCACGCCCGAATCCGTGGAGCAACATCTGTTCGTCTTCCCTGATTGCGCCCCTATTGACGGTATTACGATTCATGCCTACAAGACGGAGAAGGCTATGATTCTCGGCTGGTTCGAATGGATGGTAGAGCGCAATCCTGACATCCTCATCGGCTACAACGTCTTTGGTTTTGATGAAGCCTATGTCTGGCATCGTGCCGAGGAACTCGGTATCACGGGGTCTAACTCCCCCATTCATCAGGTGACCAGGCTATTCTCCCTGTCTAGCGAAATGAAACTGGAGGAGAAGCGCCTGAGTTCGTCGGCTATGGGTGACAACTTCATGTACATTTGGACCACACACGGTCGTCTCCAAGTGGATTTGTATCACTATATCAAGCGTAACAGCGTTCTTCCTTCGTACAAACTGGATGAGGTCACCAAGCATTTCATGTCTGGTAAGCTCAAGAAACAATCGTATAGCCGCGACGAGGGTATCCTTCTTCTGGAAGTCGCAGGCGCCATCAAGGAGGTGCGGGCGGGTCGTGCCATTACGCTCTTAGACGACACGGGTGAGACCGTGACACCTAAGATGGTCGTGGAGAAGGTGGAGGGCGGTGTCCTGACCATTCGGCATGAATTGGACGAGGATGCCTTGACTGAAATGGAGGATGCCACGAAGTGGGTTGTGGTGAAGGATGACGTCAGTCCGCAGGACATCTTCCGTCTTCACCGTGAAAGCGCGGAGGGCCGTGCAGTGGTCGGCAAATACTGTCTTCAGGATTGCGGACTGGTCATCGACTTGTACAAGAAACTGGAGACGTTCAACAATTCCATGTCCATGGCGAACGTTTGTTCCGTGCCCGTCAGTTACATCTTCACACGTGGTCAGGGCATCAAAATCGAATCATTGATTTTCAAGCAATGCCGCGAAAGGAACATTCTCATTCCTGTTCTGTACACACCGAGGAATAGTGCCGATGATTCCTATGAGGGCGCGATTGTACTCGACCCGCAGCCTGGTTTCTACTCCAATAGCCCCATCGGCGTGTGTGACTTTGCTTCCCTGTATCCATCGACGATTGTCAGTGAGAACATCAGTCATGATTCGTTGCTGTGGGTGAAGGACTTCAAAGACGACGGGTCATTAATTGCGCACAACTGGGGTTCGGATGTGTATGCCGATTGTGACGGTTACGCCTTCACAGACATTGAGTATGATATCTGGCGTCCTGACCCCGCCGATACTCGCAAACACCCTCGGAAAATCAAGTGCGGTCGTCGCATCTGCCGCTATGCCCAGCCACTGGATGGCACCAAATCGACGCTGCCACAGATTACGACCTGGCTTCTCTCGGCCCGTGAGGCCAAGAAGAAGGAGATGAAGGCGGAGAAGGACCCTGAGCGATATGCCCTGTTGGATGCCGAGCAGTTGGCATACAAACTGACGGGTAATTCCCTTTATGGTCAGTTGGGCTCCAGTACGTTTAAGATTCGGTTGCAGGCACTGGCGGCTTCCGTCACGGCCTATGGTAGGAAACAGATTCTGTTCGCCAAGGCGGCGATTGAGAAGTTCTATGGACCTGAGGCGAATGACCCGCGTGTCTCCGTCCGCTGTATGGCGAAAGTGGTGTATGGTGATTCGGTGACGGGGGATACGCCACTGATTCTACGTGATGACGCAACTAAGGAGTTATTCATTAAGCGTATTGATGAACTCTATTCTAAAGATTCGTGGGACACTCATCACGAAACGAAGGAGTTTATTAACATGACACAGAAGCAGATTAGCGTTTGGACGGAAAATGGGTTCACGAAAATCAACAAACTAATTCGTCATCGACTGAACCCCAATAAGAAACTATATCGGATTAATACGCATACTGGAGTAGTTGACGTCACAGAGGACCATAGTCTTGTATTGAAAGATGGAACGGAGGCGATGCCATGCGATGTATCAATTGGAACGGAGCTGCTTCATAATGACAATGTATATTCGGAGTTTAATAATTCCTCAAAGGAGTGCGCTATCTCAGAGGATGAGGCTTTCGTCATGGGCCTGTTTGTGGCAGATGGTTCCTCTGACGTATATGAATATCAGGATGGAAAGAAGGCTACGTGGGCAATTAACAAGGCGGACATGGGACTTCTCACTACCGCGATGCTAAAATGCCCATTCAAAACAAAGATTCTCAATACCATTGTAAGTTCTGGGGTTTATAAACTCGTCCCTGTCGGCGACATAGTTACTCCCGCATCTAATTATAGGAAATTGTTCTACAATGAAAACCGTGAAAAGAAAATCCCAGATGTAATTCTTAACGCACCTATCAATGTAGTAGAGGCATTCTGGAACGGGTTCTATTCGGGCGATGGCGATAAGGATGATAATGGTTATGTTCGATTTGACCAGAAGGGTAAGGAGGTTGGAGCAGGCATGTATATTCTTGCGAAACGCCTTGGTTATTCCGTGTCCATTAATGAAAGGGAATCCAAGGAGAATACCTTCCGTTATACGATGACCACTCGAGTACAACGTAAGAACCCATGCGCAATTAAGAAGATGCGTGAACTCCCGCATCCTGGCGAGGCCTACGTCTATGACCTGGAAACGGAGAATCATCACTTTGCGGTGGGTCCTGGTGCGCTCATTGTACACAATACCGACTCCCTCTTCGTCGAGTTTAACGTGAAAAACCCTGAAACGGGTGAGCGTCTGGAGGGCCGAGAGGCCCGTCAGGCGACCATCGACATCACCGACGAAGCAGGTCATTTCATTACCAAGTGTTTGAAAGCGCCGCATGACTTTGAGTTTGACAAGGCGTTTGACCCCATGCTGATGTTCTCCAAGAAGCGGTATGCTGGAAATATGTATGAAAACAACGCAGATGACTACGTCCACAAGTACATGGGTATTGCCCTGAAACGCCGTGACAATGCGCCCATTGTGAAAACCATCTTCGGTGGTGCGATGAAAATGCTGTTGAATGCTCGAGACGTGGCAGGTGCCTTCCAATTTGTCAAGGACAAGTGCTCGGAACTCGTAGACGGCAAGGTGAGTCTCGGTCAACTCACGATTTCCAAGTCACTTCGTGCGGACTATGCGGACCCGTCTCGCATTGCGCACAAGGCACTCGCGGACCGCATTGCGGCCCGTGACCCTGGTAATGCGCCTGCGGCGGGTGACCGCATTGCGTACGTGTACATTAGTCCAAAGGCGGGGCAAGAGGCGTCCAAACTACAGGGCGACCGTATTGAAACGCCGTTGTATATTCGTGAGCACGGGTTGCGACCCGATTACCGTCACTACATTGAACATCAACTACAGAATCCAATTTCCCAGGCATTCGGCTTGCTCTTAGAGCAGATTCCTGGATTCAAGCCCGACATGGTTCATAACTGTCCCACGGCCGCCGAGGATTTGGACAAGTACTTGGCGGTACGAGAGGCAAAGGCGGCGGAATTGTTGTTCTCAGACTGTCTGAAGAAACTGGAGACGGCCAGTCGGCGGTCGGCGGTCATGAACATGTTCGGTGGACGGGCAACGATGGTGGCGAGTTCGGCGGCAAGTGCGAAGAGTAGGAGGGTACAGGAGGAACGTCCTGTGAATGAGGTTGTTTATCCTTCGAATGCTACTGCTGCTCCTGTTACTGCTGCTACTACGTCTAAACGAGGGCCCGTACAAACCAGTATCAGTAACTTTCTGGCGGACTCCTTTATCATTGATAGTATGAAGAAGAAGGCAAAATCCAAGGCAGCCGCAGAAAAGGCAGCGGTTACGAAAGCCGCCAAGAAGGCGAGTGAAGGTCTAAAATAGACGCATGACAAAGTAGGTATGGGAAACAACGTATCGAGTGCCAAGAGAAATCTTCAATGTACTATTATTTTTGATAAGGGGGAGGCAGAAAATCGGCTGAACCAGGCGGAAAAGGAGGACATGTACATGGAGGAGTGTATGGACTCTCCCTTGAATGCGATGGCAAGAAAGGAACTATCGTACCGTCCCAATCGCATGTCCGTTCATGATTATCACAGTGCGGTTACCTATTTGGAAAGTGCGACCGAACTCCTCCCCAAACGGTTACTGTCCGATTTGTCCGAAGTACGTATCATTCAACTGATGCCAACCGCGGATGATGGTATGCCTCATACGCGACCAGGTGATATAATTTGTTATCCCGATTTGACGCAGCTCTTCTCGTTGGTGACTCTGAAGCATGAATTATGGCACATCCATCAACGAAAATACCAAGATGTCTGGTTAAAGGTATTCGCGGCCCTTGGATGGAAACCTTGGTCTGGCGCAGAAGCGCTCCCAGAGAAGTTGGAAGAATATCGTCGGTACAATCCTGACACGATTGACCATCCTCATTGGGTGTTCCGCGATACGTGGGTGCCCATTCCTGTGTTCCGTGATATTACCCGCCCGAAAGTGAGTGACATCGAAATTTGGTTTTATCATGTGACAGGAAAGTATCATACTAAGAAGGTACCTCCTGAATTATCCACGTACTTCTCCCATCTGCCTGCGGCGGCCTACGAACATCCGCGTGAAATCACTGCCTATATGTTGGCGGAACCTGACAAACATCAGTACAGTCGAGGGTATCAGGACCTTATCAAGCAAATTGGCCACATCTCCGTATAAGATACGAGAAAAATCTCGAGAGATAGTAATCACAAGTGATGTGCCTAGAACACAAGAAGTGTTGTGCGTGGATTTCCTTAGAGTCTCTCGGTGTCCCTGGTCAGGGATGTCTTAGACGGGCCTCCTGGGTATCCTCGCTTTCCATTCCGATTCATCAATCGGCCAATCATCCAACGTTGTATGTGGACTTACCACATAAAAAGTTGGTGTGCGTAAAAAATGTTTCCTCTGGCGCGTTTGGTTTCATTGATCTTGGAGTGGTGGAGACGGCAACGTCCCAGGAAGAAGTGTATATGAAACGTCCTATCCTTCCTGGCGGCAGTTTGTTGTATGAGGCCTGTATTCAGAAACTGGTACACGACTGTTTGTGGGAGCGTGGGTTTCCGACAGGAGCGCCTCGGCCCGTCTCCGTGTTTAAACTTCACGACCAGTCCGTTTGTTTTGCCATGGAACTTATTCAGGGTGCGGTCACGCTGGATAGGTACCTGGAGTCTATTCCCTCCTCCTATCTTCCTAGTGTCATCATTGACTGTTTACTCCAATTATCGTCCATGGTATGGCATCTTCACACTGCTCTGGGTATGAATCATCGTGATTTGAAGCCAAGTAACTTTTTAATCGTGGAACATGATACACCTGTGAGGCGTGTGCTGACGATTGAAAGTGAGGTACTCGAAATGGAGTCGCGACATTCGCTGACGTTTATCGATTTTGGATTCTCGTGTTTGGGGTCTACTGAGACACATGTGTCAGACATCTCTCTCAGTACCGTGTATTCCAAATCCGACCCCTGTCCCAAGGAAGGGCGAGATATGTACCTGTTTTTGGCGTTCCTATACATTGATTATCACGCGAAACTCCCTCCTAGGCTACTGGCATTGTTTGAACAATGGCTCCACATTCCTGGGTCCAATCTATGTACCTTTATGCGGAAGGACAAGGAACACTCGAAAAAATGGTTGTATTTTCTGACGGGAAATGAACGGGTTACCAGTTTTACCTCTTGCCCGTGTCGCATTGTGCGGGATTTGCGCCAATTGATGAATGCCGCTTAGGTTTGCTTGGAGATGGATGGAAACCAATAATCAACGTCATAATACACCTTACAGTTGTCATTGAAGTCCGCAAGGCTCTGCTCGCAGCCCTCGGATCCGCCATAATAATTATTATATGGAATATGAACCTCCTTCGCATTTCCGAGATAGGCTGCCATCCAAGAGAGTGTGGAAGCGGAGGTAATAATCTTGCTCGCCTTCGTGAGGAAATCAAAATCATCACCCAGATTTCCGTGAATCCAGATGGGGTTCAGGTCCTCGAATTGCTTGTAATACTCCTTCTCCCATTCAAAATCCGCAGGACTGGAGACGATGTATAGTTTTTCGTGTGAAATGCCTTGAATGATGCGTTTGAGCATATCATAATGATAGATTTGTGATTTGTTCTTCTGATGGTCCCAGAAGTCTCCACAGCGAAGATGGAGAACAAGGTCCTCATTGGTTGGCTGGACAGTATGTTTCGTCTGATACTTCACGATATTGCCAATCTGAATCCGATTGCTAATATGGTTCATGTTCTCCGCACGGAACAGGCCGCGTACAAAGTTGCGCTCGAACTTAAAAATCTCGGAGCGCTGGAAATAACCCAGTAGCAGAATGTCCTTTCTGCGGTCGATTTCCTGCGTTTCGCCTTCCATGTGCTTGGTAATAATCTGTTTGAACTTGGGATCATCGATGACGTTGTTGAACTCCATATTCATGGTGAAGGTGGGTTTCACTTCGTCATAATTGAAAATCTTGCGAATAATTTCCGCCGCAAAGTACTGGAACAGGTTATTGCCGAACTGGCCCTGGATAAAAAAGTAGACGGTCTTCATAGGGTTCTATGATGTTTAGATACTCTGCGGTGTTTAAGTTATGATGATGGCTCACTGCCTAAAGAGTGGAGGCGATGGGTAGATAGCAAGACAGCATGGCATTTGTACAAGCAATGACGATGAACACCACCGAGGAGACCAAGAAGGGTGTGAACGGTGCCGATGTCTACACGGAGAAGGGCGTGGGCGATTATCGCGTGTCGCTCTTTGCGACATTGGTTCGTGGTCAGACCTACACCTATCTGAATGACCATATTCAGAAAGTGTTTGCGGAAATGGGCGCGGAGGCACAAAAGGACCTGTTCGTCATGGCCTTCCAGACCCGTGATGTGCGCGGAGGTAAGGGCGAAAAGAAACTGTTTTACAACTTCTTCCTCTCTCTTTTGCGTCATGACCGCGAGGTCGCGGTGGCGCTTCTTCCGCTGGTCCCTGAATACGGTTGCTGGCGAGACGTGTGGGAGATTCTGAACATGATTCCCGAACTGGAGCAGGAGATTTTTGCGGTGGTATTGGGTGTCTGGAACAAGGACACGGAGCACTTCAAGAGCGGTGAGGCACCCAAGATGTCTCTTCTTGCTAAGTGGCTTCCTCGCGAGGGCTCAGGTACGTATCCTGGTATGGCGCAGAAGGTGGCCAAGGCGCTTTATCCCAAGGAGACATCGGACCGAAAGCGAATGATTCAGTATCGCAAGGCCGTGAGTGCGATGAACAAGGCGCTGAAGACGGTGGAAATCAATATGTGTGGTCGTTCGTGGGCCGAAATTCGGCCTGAGGCAGTTCCTGGTCGTTGTCTCAAGACGAACCGACGAGCATTCTTGAACCAGAACCGCGATGCTACGGAACCCATTCTTAGGGACGATTTGCGTTTCCCTGACAGCGAGGACCGCAATACGTGTCGCCAGCACTTCCTGGAGTTCATCGATGCCGTCAAGGAGGGTAAGAAGAAGGCACACGGCGCGGATGTCATCATGCCACATGAACTTGTTTCTCAGGTGAAGGATTACCATGTAAGTCAGAGCGAAGGGGATTTGATTCAAGCCCAATGGAACTCCATTCGTGAGAAGACGCTGGAACTCGGTGGTCTCGGTAAGTGCGTACCGATGTGCGATTTCAGCGGCTCCATGAAGGGCCTGCCCAAGGTCATCTCACTGGCGCTTGGTATTCTCATTTCCGAGGTCAATCACGCGTCGTTCAAGGACCATATTCTGACGTTTGATGCGGAGCCGAAGTGGCACTCGTTTGCAGGTCTTACTACCATGGAGGAGAAGGTGGATTCGATTGGAGATAGGTTGGGCCAAGGCCTCAACACCAACTTCTACAAGGCCTGTATGAGCATTCTGGCGAAGATGAAGGAGCACCGTGTGCCCGTGGGCGAGGAGCCTGAGGATTTGATTGTGCTGACGGATATGGGCTTTGATGACGCTTGTCGTGAACACAAAGATTATGGCATGACCCTCGTAAACGATATGCCATCCGTGGAAGATTCTCCTGAATGGGAGGGCCAGCTCACCATGATTCGTGAGGCCTTCCAGAAGGTGGGCGAGGAAGTCTGGGGAGAAGGGCAAGGTTGGAAGCCGCCTCGTATCGTCATCTGGAACCTGCGCGCGGCCTTCAACGATTTCCATGCGAAGGCGGACCAGGACGGTGTTCTTCAACTCTCGGGCTGGAGTCCGAGCATGCTCAAGGCGCTACAGGCCAAGGGTGTTCAAGTACGCACTCCTTATGAGGGAATGCGCCAGATTCTGGACAACGAGCGCTACGACCCGATTCGTGCGGTCTGGGAGAAGGTCCATGGCACAAACGAAGTGGCTGGCGCGAAAGCGGCTTAAAGACTCTTTTCCAAGAAGAGAGTAGGAGGACTCTCCTGCCAAACCGGTTCTACTCTTTGCGGAACTAACGTATTCTCACAGCAATTCTCCCGATTATCGTATCGACTCCCTAGAATACAGTAGTTAGTTTCCACGTAGAACTCTAAAACCAACAAAAATAGACACAACGTTTGTGTATTCTCACAGCAATTCCCAGATTTTCGTATCTACTCCCTAGAATACAGTACAAACGCCAAAACAAAAGAAACAGTCGGAAAACGTCAAAAGGAAAGAAACATTAAGTTATTTTATAAGTTATTTAAGTAATGATGACGACGACGCGATTACAATTCGTTTCCTGATTATCCATTTGGATAATACTTCGGTCGGCTCGCCAAGTAGTTGGCAAGGTGGGTGACGTTATGATGGCCTATTTGTGCTATGTGAAGTCACCTACCATCGTTCTATGAGAACTTGATAGAGGGAGCAAACACTCCCCATCCTGCTTCGTTGACGGAACGGACCACCTGGAGGAGGGAAACATGCAGCAATTTTACAACCATTATCCCTCACGGGATAGAATGGGCACCCTCTCAGGAGGGTGTCTCTTATGGGGACAGCGATGTCACCATAAGGTGTTGCTCTGTCTATAAACGGACGGAGTAGCATGAAATCCAAATAGGTGCTATGGAAAAAATACAGGATGTTTCGACGTGGCTGGTTTTCAATTCTATATTATACGTTATTTGGTGTTCAGCTCTGTGTTTTTAACACGCGGCTGGACGAGCGTAAAACGAGTCTGGGCACTTGTCGCCTTCCTTTCATCTCTGGTGGAGGGCGGGTTGTTCATCGCATTGCGAGTCTTTTTGTGTTCTTCACTGTGGAAAATACAAAAAGACTTTTTTGGTGGCGAGGAATAAGAAACATGTCAGATACACCGTACGACACAGAGGAGGAAGATGGAGTTGAGTTACAAGAAAATGAAGTGGTTCAGCCCACCGAGACCAAACAGGTGGTCGTGGCCGTGCAGCAGGGTCAACGTCGTCGTATCATGAAGGGAATGGCCTATCAAACCGACGAGAAACATGGATACATCTATTTGGTTCGCACCCGTGAATTCAAATCCTTGAATCGCCCCATCTACAAAGTCGGTCGCACCTCTCAATGTCCCGATACACGTATTGGTCGACTCCATAAGTATACGAAGGGGTCCGAAATCTACTTGATTCTCCAATGCCACGTGAACGATGTCAGCCTGATTGAAAAGGAAATTCTGGAATTGTTTTGTAAGAAATGGGACCCTGGCCCAGACGGCTCCGAAGATTTCATTATCCCCTCCTTGGCGGAACTCGCCGAGGCCAAACGCATCATCTTTCACGTCATTCAAGACCATGAAATGCGCCGTCTGGCCCTACAAAAATAATGGCTTTGGATAGTTAGAATCGATAGAATCGATAGAATCGATAGAATCGATAGCATGATGTTAGGCCTTTGAACGCCACTGCGTAGGGCACACATTACACATGTAGAGGAACTTCAGATTCACGGCATCATACTTGATATAAATGACGTCCCGTTCCGCAGTTCCAAGATTCGATTTACACTCAGAATTGGGACACTTAATGGTATTCACATGAGGGAGTGTGGGGTCCTGCTTCGTAAACTCGTTCAGCAGAATCTTGTATCCCTCAGATGTTTTTTCTCTCAGGTCAATTTCCAAGACCAGGCCTCCCTTGTTGTCCTGCTCTTGGTAACCACAGTTACGACAAATACGTCGGAGTACATCTTCCTTTTCTTCCTCTGTCTTCGTTTGATGAAGATATAGGTAATAGCGACAAGTCGGGCAAAAGTCAGTTTCTTTCATGGTGACGTCCTACTACATATGTGGAAGACTGTCCCGTCAAATTTTTTCACATTCCTTTGGGTTCGAACCTAAACTACGCACGCAACCTTTGAGTATGTTTCTCCCCAACGTGATTCATTCTTCCCAGCGACTTCTCTCACCATCCGCCCTTGTTGCCTCGTTAAGGTTAGGCCAACGATTTATTGTTCAACAGAATCAATACCTCCTCCCCTTCCGCGGCCAAGTCATACATCATCACAACTTCCTCATCGATGGTCGCTTTCTCTACCCCGTCTGGAATGTCTTTGAACGGGGGCTCCTGTCAAAAGGCGTTGTATTTCCTTATACCTATGTAACGCAAACGGGACATGATTTACTGGAACTCGAATCGGGCTGTTTTACACCTTTTCACGTGTCCTCCCAGGAGAAGTGGTACAAGGATTCCGTTCACTTGCCACGTGATGTCCTTCACGACTCCTGTCTCCTCCTTTTTGACGTCGATGCGAAGGTAGCGGAGCCCCTTATTCGGCATCATTTGATGTAAAGGTGTTGGGTTCTAATACAGTTTATGGGAGAATGCGACAGGGGAGGAAGGGCGGCGAGGGCGGCATAAAAAAATTGACCCGCTCAAAAAGGGGAGGATGAGTCGACACACCATGCCTGCTATCATTGACAACTTTCTTGAGACCCCATTCGGGTTGTTCCTCGATTCCCATCGAGTCACCGAAAAGGGTGAATCATGCTCCTTTACGGGCATGGGAGCGATGCGAGGAAAGTTCTTCGTCAAAGACGAGGAATATCCCGTGTTTCTGGACCATCTTCATGATTATCTCTTCACCAACCAGCGTCGACCTCTCAATCTGGTCGAACAACGTAGGCCCGACCAACATACTCCCATCCTCATTGACCTCGATTTCAAATATTCTCCTGAGCGCGCCCTGGAACGTCAGTTCAACATGACTCACATTCATAAGTTCATTGAGCGCTACGTGGGAAATCTGAGCCACTTCTACCAGCTCGATAATTACAAAACACTGCGCTTCTTCATCACACTGCGCCCTGCCCCGTACGAAGACAAGAAATCCAATAACAACCATCGCTCGATTAAAGACGGTGTTCACATTCAATGCCCTGACCTCATTCTCCACTCGGAACATCAACAAGTTCTCCGTCATCGCTCCCTGGAACGTAGCGATTTGGGTGAAACGTTCACGAGCACGGGGTACATTAATGCCGAAAAGGACATCTTTGACGAGGCCATTGTCAAGAAAAACGGCTGGTTCTTCTATGGCGAGTCCAAGCCCGACATTCCCGCCTATTCCCTCGACTCCGTCTACGTCTACGACCCACAATCCGAGGAGTTCTACGAAGACGATGTGTCGAATTATGGGTCACGCCAACTCCTGGAGCTGCTGTCCATCCGCTACAACCTGCGCTCGGATACCATTACCTTCCAGGAGGACAATCAGGAGGAATGGCAACAGCGCCTGGACTACTGCACAGGGAAACGGTCGCAACTCCTGAGTCCTGTGGCCCATGCGGGTGGAGTCATGGAAGACGAGGAACCACTGGACATGCCCATTGTCGCTGCGAATACCAACAACGTCCACGAGATGCTGGAACGTGATAAACTGGCAGTGGTCAAACGCCTGGCCGTCGAGTGTTTGTCTGCGGAACGAGCCACCTCGTACCAGACCTGGATGGAAGTCGGCTGGTGCCTGAACAGCATCGACCCCTCCGAGGACATGTTCCACACCTGGCTGGAATTCAGCAGCAAATCAGGAAAGTCCAGTGAAAACAACGTGAACCTTCTCCTGCGCGACTGGAAACGCCGTTGGGGTCACGCCAGGAATGAGTCGGGCTTCACCAGCCGCTCCCTCCACATGTGGGCCAAGCAGGACAATCCCAAGAAGTACGATGAAATCATGAATGACAGTTTCATCCACTTCGTGGAAAGCCAGGTGGACCCGACCCATACCCACATTGCCCGCCTCATGAAACGTATGTACGAGAACAACTACTGTGCGGCGGTAGATTCCAAGAAAGTCGAATGGTTCCAGTTCACGGGAACGTATTGGAAGAAGTTGCCACAGGGCATTGAACTCCGTAACAAACTGACTACCGAGGTCGCACAAGTCATCGCAGACACGCGTACCAAGATTCGCGAGCGTATCATGCATATCAACGACGAGCAGAAGACATCCTGGGAAAACAGTCGCCTCAAAAAACTGTTTGACGTGGAGAAATCCCTGTATCAGTCGGGCTTCAAAGACTCCGTGATGAAGGACTGTATTGGCCTCTTCTACGAGGAGGATTTCACACAGAAGTTGAATGCGAACGAGTATCTCATCGGATTCAATAACGGCGTTGTGGACCTTCATGCGATTCGGACCAAGGAGGACGGCACCCAAGAGTACTATGTTCAGTTCCGCAAGGCCGAGCCAACGGACTTTATCACCTTCATGGCGGGTCGTTATGTCACGAAGAATTGTGACCCCATTGATTACGTGGAGTACAATCCGAAGGACCCTGAACAGGCGACGATTCATGCCGAGATTGATGACTTTATGGCCAAGGTCTTCCCTCGCGAGGAGCTTCGTAAGTATATGTGGCGCAAACTCGCCTCCTGCCTGGAGGGAGCGAACAAGGAACAGACCTATGAGACGTGGATTGGCGTGGGTGGTAACGGTAAGTCCAAACTCGTCGATTTGGTGTCCATGGCACTCGGCGACTATGCAACGTCTCTTCAATCCACGGCGATGACGCGTAAGCGACCCGAGTCAGGTGCGGCGAATCCTGATATCATGGCCATTCGTAACAAGCGCTTCATCTACATGGCGGAGCCCGATGACCGTGAGCCGCTGAACACCTCGCGCATGAAACAATTCACGGGTGAAGATGACGTGGAGGCTCGTGGGTTGTTCGAGGATCAGACGAAGTTCAAAATCACGGGTAAAATCTTCATGTTGTGTAATGCCTTCCCTGCGATTAATACCATGGACCGCGGTACCTGGCGCCGTGTTCGTGCGGTGCCCTTCGAGTCGAAGTTCGTAGACCCGAATGTGGAGGATGTCGCTCCTGCGCAGAACGTATATCCACGTGATAACCAATTGGACCTTAAGATGAAGCGATGGCGAACCCTCTTCATGTCTCGTCTCATTCATATCTATCGAACGGAATACCTGCCCTATGGCCTGGGTCATGTTCCTGCGGTGGTGACACAAGAATCCAACAAATACCAGGAGTCATTCGACTCCGTGGCCAAGTTCATGAATGCCCGCATTCGCGAAATCAAGCGTGGCGGCTACGAGGCCAATATCAAGGACATCTTCCGTGTCTACAAGAATTGGTACGAATCCATTGGCGGTGGCGTCGGTAAGAAGTTGTCGCAAGTGGAGTTGTACAAGCGACTATGTGATAAGTGTGGAGAACCATCGGATAAGAAAACATTCAAACAGATGCGTCTCTTTGAGGACGATGTAGACATCGAAGAATACGATAAGTCCCTTCTGGAAGGAACGACTCAATAATCGGTGAAGGCGAATCGCCCTGTATTATATTTTTACTAGACCATAAAGAATAGTACCATAAAGAGGAAAGCAGTTACCAGGGCACTTCCCCCGAGGGCCGTGAGAAGAGCGGCGATGGTAGCACCGTTCAGGATGGTATACAGGTACACGACCGAGAGGGACATGAACAAATAGGAGAAGACGAGCAGGGCGAGGGTGTAGTCTTCGAGGACATGTAGAATGCGCTTCTTCTGTGGCTCAGGAACCGTGTCCTTGACATCCGAAAAGTCGCGACTGGAACGCTCGATAATCGCCTCGTTCTTTCGAATCGTGGCGGACAGCGCATCCTTCTTCTTTTTCAGGTCCTCGTTTCGCATGTCCACTTGTTTGGTAATCGTTCCATTGCCCATCGAACCAAACATGGAATCACCCGTCATCAGTGAATCCGTGATATTTGCCTGTAGGGCACTAATGTCTTGCTTCAGATTCAGCGTGCTGGAGACGAATTGATTGTTGCGGGTAAGCTCTTCGGAACTCGTGCATTTGTCAATTTCGGAAAACAGAGACTGTAATCCGTTGGGTTTCGCACGACATACCGCGGAGTTGTTGTTTCGTTGGTTTACCATGTTGGTGTTCGTGGCAGAACTCATACTATTATCCATCGGATATTATGTTTTGTATCTTTTCTACAAAACATAATAGATGTCCACAAGAGGTGTGTTTAGTGGCAACAGGAGTTCATCGAACACTCGGAATCCATGTTACAGGATGCGGATGCGGATGCGGATGCGGATGCGGATTCAGGAGTATCAGGGGTAGGAGTAGAAGGAGTCGTGGGGGTAGGAGTCGTAGGAGTCACAGGAGCAGTAGGTGGCGCCGCGTCCGTGCCATCGGGGCAAATGGAAGGCAGCGGAATCAATCCATACTTGTCTTCGAACGAACGCCTGTTCCAATAACGCTTGTTACGATGGACATTCGTGTATTTTGACCGATAAATAAACATAAACGTGAAGAACAGAACAAACGGAAGAATCAGACTTCCACAGAGTGAGGAACTAATCACGCCCATGCGCCAGAGTACCGTGAGAAAGATGAGAACCGACAGCAATAGGAAGAACAACGAATACATATAAAGCGTTTCCTTCTTGTTATTCACGGTCCATTCGTTCATTTCATACTTGCGTTCTGCGAGCTGCTTTTCGGCATCGATGGACTGTTGAATGGTATTCTGCTTTTGATAGAGCTCCTCTTGAATGGCGACGAGGTCACTATTCCTCTTGTCCAGACCTTTCGTCGACTGTTCCAGACCTCCGTAGACCCTATCAAGTGTCTCATCCTTTTGCTTAATAATATCCTTATAGACTCCATTTTGCTGACCCTGTAAAAAGAGTTGTAGCTGACTGGGATTCCCTTTGAGTTGCGTCAATGCTTTCGCCAATGCCTCATCTTGAAGAAGACTTGTATTGGTGATGAGTTGGTCAAGACCAGACATTCCTATCTCCCTCCAAGAAATTCCCTCTTAGTCTGTCGAGGACTTGTAGACGTAGACAAGAAGACCCAGTGCGACGATATTGAGTGCGCTATACAGCGTAAGCAGATTGTCGGTGTAACGACCCTTCTCCTCCGTATAACGTACCATGTCTTTGCTTAACTTCTTTGCGGCTTCTCCTGAGGTAATCATCTTTTGCTGTTGCGCTAGCTTCTCCTTTTGGTCCTGTAGTTGCTGATTCAATTGTTGTATTCCTGCGTCCATGGAGGGTGTGGTAGACGCCAATGTTGCGGTGATGGCATCCGTCAGCTGGACAAGGTCGTTCAGCTTCTGGTTAAAGGTTTGTGTATAGGCAAGATACTTCGTCACCAACTGCTTCTTGTCAGGCGTGCTCTCGGAATAGCCTTGGCGAATGGCCTCTAGTAGTTTTGTCAGCGCATACTTATAGCGTGCGTAGTAAAAGCAGTACTCCTGTTTTACATTCTGAAGGAAGGTTGCCTGCTTCTTTTCCAGGAGAGCGGTGTCATTCTTGGCAGACGCTGGGATGACGCCCGTGTTCGTCAGATTGCTGAGAATCGTCTGTACCGCGTTGGCGGTGAATCGGCCACTGGCGTCACGATCGGAAGCGGGAACCTTCGCGCTCGGTAGTAGACTTTGACCCGTGCCGTTTCCATATAGTTGGTCTAGTTCACTGTCCACTAAGGATGTGCTATCTGGGCAGGATAATGCCATTCTACTACCGATATGGATTGTTTTTGTTTAGTGTAGAACACCAGCAACCCTGAGAGAAAGGAAAAGTATGACAATTAATGCGGATACGAGTAATGTACCGAGAACCATGGTATTGCCAATCAGGTCATATAACAGTGTGCCCATGTTGGTGCCTGCGTTTCCTAGCCCATTCTTCATGGGAAAGGAGGGCGCTGTCTCACGCAAAATAAGAAGTCCAACTCCAATAAAAAGAATGGAGAGGATCCATAAGAAGGGAATCATACCACGTCGAATCGGTCGATTCATTATGTATAACTGATGCCTTGTTATATTGGCATTTCTGGTCCGGAGCAATTCGTCACGCGCAATAGCGGAATCGACATCCACTTTCATTTCCTTTTCCAGCTTCTCCAGCTGCTGAATGTTCTTCTGTAAATCGCCGTTTTCCGAGAGTTTCCCCGTCAGGTCATTCTCGTCGGTGGCGACCCGTAGAAAGTTGAGAATGTCTCGCTGAAGCGAGCTATATTCTGCCTTTAACGTCTCCACCTGGTTGATTTTCTCTTCGATGTCATTGTACTGCGGATTCTCTTTCGGGTTCATGCTCAGTCCTCCTCGTGCGACAAAGGTGCCCATCGCCTGGTTTAACTCCGTAAGGACGGGGTCCACTTGCGTTTGATTGAGCTTGTCAAACCGATTCTGGAATTCGGCTCGTTTTTCTAACCAGTTCATCGTTCTCCTGGTATTTCCCTAGCAAATTCCTCCACCGTTTTTTCTTAATCACTCTATTAAGTAGTTCATGCCCGGTTCCGATCGTAGCCAATGGGACGCTTATCTAGGCGGTAGAACGGATGGAATGTTTAACTTCACCTACTCGGCCTCACGTGCGCCTGAATCGGATTCGTTTGCTCCTCCTGCTCCTGCTCCTGCGTCTCACCAAAAAGCTCTTTCACCTCCTACTACGAAAAATACGCTTCCTCCTCCACCCATGACCGCTCTGCTTCGTGGAGGCATACAGCACACTCGAAAGAGTGTAACGAAAAAAGCCAAATACACGAAGCGTGCCAAGAAGGCTCGCACCCAACATCGCATGCGATAAAATCATCGCAATCCATAGAGATGGCAAAACGTAGCCAGCGAATCCTTTATGTAGCGGTTCTGATACTCCTGGTAGGGGCCATAACTTATTATTACGCTGTATCGCAAAAAACCGAAGTAACACCTGCCGAGGCCAAAGAGAATCGAAAACGAGGGCTCTATGATTACATCGTGGACGTGCGAACAGACAAAGAATGGGTCCAAGAGCACGTAGAAGGGACGATTCACATTCCGATTGGCGAACTGGTGACCGAGCTCCCCAAGAAAATCCCCAATCGTCAAGCCCGAATCTTATTCATCTGTAAAAAAGGAATACGTGCTAGCGCGGTTGTCGTGATAGCACATAAATTGGGTTATACAAACGTTCAATCAATGTCTGGGGCCTATAAGGAGTTATTGTAATATGTTGTTTGCTGTGTTATAGATGCTAGTGTACATGATTCTTCGAATAGAATGA